TTGTATTTTGAACGGTAGCGGTTATTTGTATCTGCTGTCCCAAGTTAATAGGATTTACAGTAGTTCCATTATTATTTACTGGTCTTAAATTAGTCATTAATAAGTTTGCTGATACGTCAGCAGGATCATTTGCATCTTCTTCGATTAAACCTTGTCCAGTTAAACTTTGTCCTCCTAAACCAGGCATTATTTCAATATAACTGGTGTCGGGAACTGCTGCGTCTGTGACTGTAGTGCCTGATGCGTCTGTGACTGTAGTGCCTGATGCGTCTGTGACTGTAGTGCCTGCGTCTGCTGTGCCTGCGCCTGCGTCTGCTGTGCCTGCATAAATACTATCTATAATACTTGTTCCTGTAGTTCCTCCTCCATCACTTAAACTGAAAAATCCACCATTTATAGTTAGGTGTTGATAATTAACAACATAAACAGTAAATGTTACATTACTTGAATTTGATGCACTATCTATAGACATACTGCCTTCTAATTTTATAGAACTAAAATTATCAAAATTACATGAACCCGAGGGTTGCAAATCTTCAGGGTTTATAGCAAAAGAATATACATTAATTCCAACATTATTAGGTATACTTGTATGATGTTGATAAGGTTGTGTTAAATTAAAATATGTTCCATCACGGGATTGAAATCTGTCATTACCGTCAAGCGTTAATTTCATAGAAGTAATTATATTTTTATTAATAGAAGGGGTAGATGAGGTAGATGTGTAATTATTAGGTCCAATGATATTCGACACACTATAAATATTTGAGTATTGTTGATAAGTATCGTTTATTTTATTTTTTTTATTAGAATAATTAAACCAATTACGAATATTATTATCGTCAATATGTCCTACTATAAATAATTCTTTTATTAATTTAGTAATCGTATCTAATCTAATATTAAAAGAGGTTGAGGAGCCTGTCACATTTTCAGTTGTTTTTTGAAGTTGTTCGATTAAATAATAATGTGAATCAGTTACGAATTTACTACTTTCTGCAGTATCAAGAAAAATAATATCGGTCCATAATGATGCATTTGTGATAGTAATGCTACCACCACTATTATTATTAATTAAACTTTCACGATTAAATTGAATTTTTATTTGAATCGTTTGATTAATGGCTTTTAGTGGAAGAGCAAGTCCTGGATTACGACAGAACCAAAATTGTAAAGGAATAATTATTTTATTTCTAACATATAGAATGTCTTTACCAGGACCACCAACCATTGAAAAATAACCTTCTTTTTTCCCATGATGGAGAGATAATTCATTCCAAATATACATCCATTCACTATACTGTTTATCTAAAACAGTTCCCCCAATTGAAAATTGAATATAATCAATTGCTCTTAATCCTACATATGGCACAACGTTTGATGATGAAGCATTTGTATCATTAAAAGTTAATTCAAGATGTGTTTTATATAATAAATCACCATTATCAGGAATGTCAAACGTGATACTACTACCTAAACTTGGCACATTACCAGTTTGTTGAATTGTTTCTATTGCAAAATTAGTATGTTTTTTATAGGTAGATTTAAAAAAGGTAATAGAAGGTTTACCTGTATATATGTTACCTGAAAATAATTTTGTTTTACTATCAGCACCATAATTTATTAATTTACCTGCTACCATTTTATTATTATTATTATTATAATAAATATATATATATATATATTTATTATTATATAGTTTAAATTATTAAGTATTATAGTATTATAGTATTATAGTATTATACATTAAAATAGGCAAAATAAAATAGGCAAATTAAAATAAGTTATGATTTACCTGCTAAAAAAACATTAGTTATTAATGGTGATTTTAAACATGGAATATTATTTTCTTGGCACCAATTTACACATTTCGTAATATTCGTTTTCTTAATTGTTTCTAATTTACTTGCCATATTTTTATTAGATAAATGATTTGTTAAAATTAAATTAATAGTGGTTGATATATTTTCTAATTGTTGTTGTCCGAATATTGCATTATATTCTTCTACTTTATTTATAAAGTAAATAGGTAATTTACAATTAAATAAAGAAGTAAGAACATACCCATTTGATAAATTATTAATAATAGTATATAACTTTGCCATAATATTAGAAACATCGTCTAATTTGAATTTTTTACAAACAATATATTTTTCCGAATTTGCATATCTGCTTGTATTGGGTTTTACAAAATGAAGTTCTTCGTACAATAAGGATAATAAATATAAAAGGTCAACTGATAATTTTGAAAAAGTATCAAAAAATTTTATAATAAACGTTCCTCCTTTTTTTTGCATAGCAATTGCAAAGGCGATTTGGCAAAGAATGAGTTTTAGTATGGAAGATTCTTGGTTATTAAAATCGATTGAAAAATCAAATCCTCCATCGGCTGTAATAATATCCATTGTTCCATTATAATTTGTATAGCAGTAACGTAAATTATTAACATTTGTAATGTCTCCTTTACCATCCTGGCCTTTTTCAATTTTTACATTGGGGTTTTTTGATAAAAAAAGATTACTTTTTTTCCATCCAGGAACATTGTCGTCCGTATCATTAATTAAGGTCATGCCGTAATAGATATCATCAGGATTATTTCTTAATTTTACAAGAGCCTCAATAAACCCCCCTGGTCCTTCTGCCAAATGAAAACTCTTAATTTTATTTGTGATTTTATTGTTTGGTAAATCATTCAGTATATGCAATAAATTACATATTTCAATCATTTTATAAAAGGACCTTGATAAAGGCTTTAATGGACATACGGAATGTTTCGTGCCGGGTATTGTTGTATGTATAAATTCATATGGGTTTGTATATTTTTTAAATTTATCCCAATCATTTACATATTTTCCAATTTCTTCTTTACTTTTAATTAAATATTTATATAATGTTTTACTTATAATTATAGTATCATCAATATGCGTGTCGTCATGTGGAGTCTGTTGTAATGGGTTAAACGATGGAATAAAATGATCAAATATTATTTGTTGATTATCCTTATTTGAATAAATTTTATAATGGGACATAGAGTATTAATAATAATAATATTAATTATGATTGATGTTAATTAATATTATTAAAAAAAGTTTATATCATTATTATAATTATTATAATTATTATTATTTTGCAACTAATTTTATTTTGCAACTAATTTTATTTTGCAACTAATTTTATTTTGCAACTAATTTTATTTTGCAACTAATTTTATTTTGATATTTTTTTTAACGGGCAATTTATCGCCTTTTTGATAATTACTTGATATAGATGAAGACGGGTTAGTAGAGGACAAATCATCTTTTTGATTAATAAATTTGATTGCGATTTTATCCGCATCCACATCGCGCACTTTTTTATATACAAAATAACGATTTAGAAAAGAAATGGTTCTTTCAGCAGAGGACATATTCATCGCTTCTTTGTACATATTTTTGCCACCTTTATTACTTTTAATCTCATCAGTCATTAGTTTAAACATATCACTAAAATAGCCGCTGCTTGATGGTAATCCTAATTTAGCAGTTTCATCCTTGGTCAATAAAACAAACCCATAATTTTCCAACATTTGGGTAAAATAATTATAATTTACAAGATACTCTCTGAATGTTTTATTAATTGTATCTTGGAATACGTCAATGGCATAGCCGATGCTTGTAGCGTCGTCAGGAAATTCGGTTTGTGTATATTTTTTGGTTATTTCCAACATTTTATGATTATTCTCTGCATCCATAATAGTTACACTTTCATCGTGTTTTTTATTTTTTAATAGTTTAAAGATTTCTTTTCCATCGTAACTTGTTCCAATTAAATAACCACCTACCTTGGTCACTTCGGATACATTACGTAAGAAATTATGAAATGTTTCTGTGCTTTCAAACATATAGTGGACTGCAAATTGAATAGAACAAACACTAAACCCATTCTTACCAACACCAAATTGATTATATACTCCTTTACCTAATTCTTTCACATCTTTAGAACCCTCCCCAAAAACGGCCTTGGTTATTTGTTTATCCTTTTCGGATATAATTGCCTTTGCTGAACGAATATTTACACCCGAATTTCCGTGAACAAATAATACAGCAGGCACCTCTTTCGTATTTTTTTTATAATTTAAATAGCGTGCGCAAGCTCCATCTAATCTATTTTGAATATTATCGCGCGATATATCTATACCAAATACGAATTTTAAATTGGACGATATCCATTTTGGAAAATCACCGCCTTTTCCTACTGCAAGGTCAATTAGCGTATCGCCTTTTTGGGCAACATTTGTTATTAGTTTCCGTTTTACAAATAAATTATGGAAATCCCGCATTGCTTTTGTATAGGTGCCAACCGATTCCGACCCCGACCCCGAATTTTTATTATAATAGACATCATTATCAATGATTTCAGCAGGAATATTTAAGCCACTTGTGATTATTTGTTCGGTCACTGGTGTATGAATTGATTTCCATACGCCATTTGCAACATGATAGGCATTACCGTAATTGGGTTTACCTGAACGTAATTCAGTTGTTTTATCGTATCTTATTCTTAATGGCACCCATCTCCATAACTCGTCGTGTTCTTTGACATATTTAAATTCCACAATCATGTTATCTTCAATAATTTGATTTTCTTCCGTCATCATTACCTTAGTGTCTCCATTTAATTCTTTTAATTTAATATTGCATAACCCAGCATTTACCGAAGATGGATTAATAGGATAAAATTGCTTGGGGACATACATTCCTTTTGGGTTATCATCACTTTCATTTTGTAAAAGTTTAAAGGATGGCACTACATCGTCAATAATGTCTTGGCAAGGATTAATGTATCCATGTGTTTTTTCATTATAGCCGACCCGTAATATAAGTGTTTTATATTCTGTTAATTGGTTGGTTGTGGTTATATCAAGTCCCGAACTAAATAAATTTCCAATATAGTCAGTTCCGCTCATATTTTTTTTAATAGAAACCAAAAAATCAATTGTATTATCTAATTCGGGTTTCCATTTAAAAGAATTCTCCCAGCTAATTTTTTTGTTTTGAATAGGGTCGCCTATTTTTTTAACACCGACGCCTAAATTCATCGGCGTAAATATTAAACCATCCGTTACATATTCAAACACACCGTCATTTACTCTTTGTAAAATAGTTGCACATCCTTTAAATATTGTTGTTTTTTCTTTCTCAGAGGCCGAATAAAATGTTTTTGCACTAATTCTTAGCGGGGATGCAGCAGAATTATTTACAACCGATTGAGGCTTAATTAAGCTTAATGTTTTGATTAAAGTAGGTAACCTAAACATTTCTTTTTTTGTTTCTTCTTCTGCAGTTGAGGGTGAAAATGCATAATCGCGTATATCTTTTCCATTTAAATAATAAATGTCAAACACCGCATATAAATTGATGTTTTTTTTGTGTTTATTAAATATAATATGCTCTCCATCAAACAATGTGTTTTTTAAATCATTGTTTTTGGTGATTGCGCCAGTAAACTGGACCTGCATATTCGTATTGATAAGGTATAATTTATTATTGTCAGCAATATAAAGTAGTTTTCTGTCTCCATCAGCTTTATCGGTAACCGTATAATTTCGTCTAATATTAGGAACAGAATAGAGTGTAGGATCTTCCACGGTGTTTTCAAGGTGTAATGTATAAGATGAAGGACCAATGAAATGCATGGGTTGTAGTGTATTAATTTTTTTATAGTCCTTGTCCCATATTAACCGAATATAGTCATTTTGGATATTTTTTTGTTCTTTGTATGACACGGGATAATAGGTTTCTTGTAACCCGGATAATATAAATTTCACTACCGTTTTCATCGCGGTATTTATTTTTTCCGAAGTATTAAATAGAGTTCCTGGTCCAACTAATGAATTAATGCATTCGATCTCAATTTCATAGTGCTCAAATCCATTAAATACGTTTGCATCCTGAATTGTATAGTGAGGGATAAAATATGAATTTTTATTTCTTGCTGATTCTTTTACAATACTTAAATCAATTATAAATGGGTAATCGGGGTGTTTAAATGAAACTCGGTTCATGTATCTAAATATCTTCTTATTATTGCCCCAATTGTCAATTATAGTTTGAATTGTATAATTATCTTTTTCCATTAGCGTTTCTTGTTTCAAGGAAACACGAAAATTAAAATCATCAAAATCAGCAGACGGTACTTTTTCATTATTTATTTTATAAGGTTGTTTTTTTACAAAATCTAAATTTTGATTAATACCCTGAATGTTGTTTGTTTTACAATACGTTATAATATCTTGTAATGTAGCTATTTCGGTTCTTATATTGGATAAATATGTTTTTTGGTTTTTTTTGTCATAGTATTCGCTCATAATTCTTAATAAATAATTTGATTTATTTAAAACAAACCCTGTTGATTTTAATGTTCTAATGACATTATCATAATTAATTTTTGTTATCTTTTGAACTCCACGTGTCCCAAAGCTTGCTTCTAATTCAAGCGTTTCGTTGTCATTTGTTTTTCTTAAAATGTCGTCTAAATATATTTTTAATATATTATTTAATATTTGTTTTTCAGACATTGTTAGTTATATAATTATATCTGATAATATTATATTATTTTAATAAGGTATTTTTAATAAGGTATTTTTAATAAGGTATTTTTAATAAGGTATTTTTAATAAGGTATTTTAGTATAAATGTTAATAATATCAATTTTATATTAAATAAATAAATAAATTTATATTTATTTATTTTATTTGTTTATATATATATATAATGACATATTGTGAAATATCTACTCATCTTGCCTATGGTATGGCTATATATGTATTTGCAAGTATATTCTATTTAATATTTACACGTAATATTGGGACACCTTTTAATGATAGTTTAACCTCGCAGCAAATTATAATAAAAAATAAATCTGCTGGGACAAGAAGACGTATTTTTTATTCTGGAATAGCAATCGGTTGTGTTTTATCATTTCTTTTTAAACCATTTAAAAAATGTTAGGCATAGGGTAAATATAGGGTAAATATAAAAAAATTGAAATGCTTTATTACATTTATTTAAATCACATAAAACCCAATCATCATCAACAAACTTTACCGTCCTTGACAACCACCAAAAAAAAAATGAATTTGTTTATTCTCTCCTTAATTCAAAAAGAAATCGCCGAATCTATGATGGATAAACATATCAGTAAGATTTTATTAGAAGCAGTACAGATGCTTTGTTCTGCGAAACGTGTTTTGTCCCCCGACGATGAAAGCATTGAAAAATTATATAAAATGGCGCATAAAAACCATCCAGTAACTATTTGGTGTCGTGCGTCAAAGGCTAATTTCGTGTGGACCTTGGATTTAGTTGACGAAATGCATACTGAATGGAAATTCCGATATGGACATCCTGAAACAAAAATACATAAATCCTATTTAATCGCCCAATATTTGAGAGAACATATGCCAACAGACGAATCGTTTGAAAATGTTGGATTAACTCAATTTGCACTTGCTATGCCTGACCAATACAAAACAGATGATCCCGTTGAATCGTATCGCAATTATTATATGTCGGAAGAAAAACAAAAAATCGCTACTTGGAAAAAATTACGTGAAAAACCTGAATGGTATACAGTAAAGGTGTAAAAGAAATGATAAAATATGAAAAAAGTTTAAATTATATAAAAAAAAGGAAATTATATAATTTTTATATAATTTTTTTACTGTTAAATATGTGTGGTAAGTATTAAACTTTAGTAAGTATTAAACTTTAGTAAGTATTAAACTTTAGTAAGTATTAAACTTTAGTAAGTATTTCTTCATATAACGCATTTTTTAATTTATTCTTACCATGTTCGTTGGTAATAATAATATCTAATTTTTTACACATTTCTTGTAATTCTTTAATGGTGTAGCCTGAAGCAGATTTGATTGGTTTTTGGCTATTTTCAATATGTAAATAAGTGGTTTTAATTGTATCTATATCGCATTCATATTTGATTGATATTTTATTATTATAATTCGTTTCTTCTTTAACAATTACGCCGGTTTTACCATCTTCATCGTTTCGGTAATTAAAATCATAATAGGTTCTTTTTGCTACATATAAAATAGATACATTATAACACAAACAAAGTGCTTGTAATCCTTTGACAGTAATTTGGTTTTGATACACAAATTCCTCTTCAATATCCGCCAATTTAATTTTAAATATTTTTAATTTATCTTTGATGGCAGCCATCTTTTCAATCGTATTTATTTTAAATTGCTTTTCAAATATAAAATGATCAGTTTTATGTAACTCATAATTTTCATATCCTGTATAAATAATATAAAAACACCAAAATAATTTATCTTTTTGAAAAGGAGTATAATTATTTGTTTTATCAGAAGATGACGATGAGGGTAAAGTCATATTGATATTTTTACTTTTACTGGCAGGAGGGGAACGATACTTATTCGTTTCTTTTGTAATTCCATTTTTATTTCGAATAGTTAATATGTTTGTATCTGTAAACATATATGGTTCAAATAATTTAAAATTAATCGGAGCATTATCGTGTGATAAAGACATTTTATTTGTATTATATTTATTCATACGGTGTCTTTAATTAAGTTTAAATAAATTTAAAAATAAATAACAATAATAACAATAATAATAATAATAATAAATAATAATCATTTAAAAATAAAAACTATTATTTTAATATAAAATATAAATATAATAGTTTTTTATAGAAAGAAATGGATAAACCACAAATTTTAACTGCTTTTAATGATCATTTTATGCAATTTGTTGAGGATATTAAAATAGTATTTCCTGATAATATGGATATTGCGACCCTTTATATTTCTTTATCCAGTTTAAGGAAACTAAATCCATGTTTATTGATTAAATCATTTAAAAAACATATTTCGGGAGTTTACAGAACGGAAATAGAAAAAGGAAATATTTCTTTTTTTATTGAAAATGATTATAAAAAAGTTTTAAACGAAAATGGTGTTCAATCGGCTAATGTTCTTTTAGAAAAAATAGATTGTTTAAGAGACCCGATTCGGCAAATGAATAAAAACGACCAAGATAAAATTATGAAATATTTACAAAATTTAACCAAACTTAGTGATAATTATAATTAAATGTATATGAAATAAATGTACCAGGCATAAGAATAAAATAATAAAAGAATAAAAGAATAAAATAATAAAATAATAAAATAATAAAATAATAAAATAATAAAATAATCATATATAGTATAATTCATTTATAGTATAATTCATTTATAGTATGAGTGATGATGATGATTTTTTCACTAAGTTTATACGTAAGAATTTGAAAGAACAAAAAATAGATTTAAATGATTATGAATTAACTTATTTACCTGACTCATTCGGTACTCTTACTAAGTTAGAAGAATTAGATCTGACTAAGAATGCGTTAACTTCTTTACCTGACTCATTCGGTGATCTTACTAAGTTAGAAGATTTAAATCTAAGTGATAATGCCTTAACTTCTTTACCTGACTCATTCGGTAATCTTACTAATTTAAAATTTTTAGGTATTCGTGGAACGGAAGAGAGAGAGAGAGAAAGAACAGGAAAAAGAGGGAATAAATTAAAATCTTTACCTGACTCATTCGGTGGTCTTATTAATTTAAAAGAATTATTTTTAAATTGGAATGAATTAGAATCTTTACCTGACTCATTCGGTTATCTTGCCAAATTAAGACATTTAGGAATATTTAAAAATAAATTAGAATCTTTACCGGACTCATTCAGTAAACTTACTGAATTAGACTCCTTAGTATTAGCGTATAATAAATTAACTTCTTTACCGGAATCATTCGGTAATCTTACTAAATTATCATCGTTACAATTACGAAATAATAAATTAACTTCTTTACCGGACTCATTCGGTAAGCTTACTGAATTATTAATATTAGATTTGGATAATAATGACTTAACTTCTTTACCGGAGTCATTCGGTGAACTTAATAATTTAAAATATTTAGATATTAATTTTAATAAATTAACTTCTTTACCCGAGTCATTCGGTAAACTTAATAATTTATATTCTTTAAAAATTTATGGTGATGATTATTCAAGTGAAAATGCTATAAATATTAAAAAACAACTATCTAATTTTTTAAGAAAGGGTCAATTAAAACAATTAGAAGAAATAAAGTTTAATAACAAAAATATATTGAATATATTAAAATCTAATAAGTTCCAAACATGTAATGATTATATCGTAAATATTGAAAACAACGAGTGTTCGTTAAATAATAAAGATGAAGATGGTAAATATACATCTCCCATTAATTTAGGACCATTAGAAAAAAATAAAACATTTAAATTAACAACAGATGGTCATTGTTATTCCACAGAGGATCTTAAAGGATTAATAGTTGGTAAAAATATTGATGATTTTATATCACCTCTCACCAGACAAAAGATACATGATGATGATAAAGTAAAATTTGAATGCGTAAATGAAGGATATATAGGGGGGAGTAAAAGGAAATCTAATAAAACTACGAGAAAATCTAATAAATCCAAAAAGAGTAAGAATACAAAAAAACATACAAAAAAACATATAAAAAAACATACAAAAAAACATACAAAAAAACATACAAAAAAACATATAAAAAAACATACAAAAAAACATACAAAAAAACATATAAAAAAACATACAAAAAAATAGGGTTCAAATAATATTTAATGAAACAAATATATAAAAATATATATATATAATATTTTTTTGATTTAAAAATATAATATATATATATTTTTATAAGGGAATAAAATGGAGGACACGAATGAAAATAAAATGGAGGACATGAATGAAAATAAAATGGAGGACACAAAGGAAAAAAAAATGAAGGATTTCAAAAAGATTATTATGGATATGACGCGTGATATTCTTATCACATTTCCGGAATTAAAAAATAGTATTACAAACGATTTAGTTAATGTAATGCTGGATAAAGATGATGAAAAGAACAGTTCTTTAGAAGCTGTATTTGCCCACTGTAAATTGGTATATCCGTCCAAATTTTTTGAAATTTTGTATCAAAATGAAAGTATTTTTAAAAATGAAGATGAAGATGAAAATGCGAAAGACTCTACTATAGAATTTTTGCCAGGTATTGATTTTAAAATGATTTGGAAAGATACAGGTATTAGTGATAAAACACGTGAAACTGTATGGAAATATTTACAATTAGTATTATTTGCGGTCGTGTCAGATATTTCAGATGGAAAGTCATTTGGAGATACCGAAAAATTATTTGAAGCGGTTAATCAAAATGAATTTAAAAATAAGTTAGAAGAAACAATTGAACAAATGCAAAAAATGTTTGATACATCAAATGACATGGGTATGAACGGTGGTGGCGTTGACGGCACCGCCGGGTCGGATGGTTCAGGTGATGACAGCAACGAAGATAATGATGCGAATAATTTTTTTAAAAATTCAGCCTCGTCGGGAATTAATCTGGATGATTTACCAAATCCACAAGATATTCATGAACATGTAACTAATATGATGGGAGGTAAATTAGGACAATTAGCAAAAGAAATAGCAGAAGAAACTGCGAGTGACTTTAATATGGATACTGAAAATATAGGTTCAGTGAATGATGTTTTTAAAGGACTTTTTAAGAATCCAACAAAGTTGATGGGTTTAGTTCAAAATGTTGGGTCCAAATTAGATAATAAATTAAAATCTGGAGATATGAATGAAACTGAATTATTAAAAGAAGCAAGCGAGATTATGACAAAAATGAAGGATATGCCTGGAATGCAAAGCATGTTTAATAAAATGGGAATGGGTGGTGGAGGAGGAGGAGGAAAAATGAACATGAATGCGATGCAATCAAAAATTAATAATAATATTAAAACTGCAACATATAAAGATAAACTACGAGCAAAGTTAGCAGCTCGTCAAGCTGCAGCGATGCAACAAGCAGCAATGCAACAGGTCCAAGCACAGCAAGCAATGCAACAGGCCCAAGCAATGCAAGCAATGCAGCAGGCCCAAGCACAGCAGACCCAAGCACAGCAGCAAGGTAATTTACTCATTGGTCAAGAAGGAAATGAAAATTCTTCAACTGCAAAGAAAAAGAAGAATAAAAAAAAGAAAAATAAAACTACTACTACAACTAATGATGATGGAGAGAAAGATAAAGATGATGGCGATAATTAGTAGTAGTACTATAATATCAAAAAAAAATAAATTAAAATAAATTAAAATAATTATGAATTGTTGTTATTAATTTTATTATTATTGTTGTTGTGGTATAATAAATATATATTATGTGTTATGAATAAAAAATAAATAAGATATAATATATATATATATAAATCAATAAAATAAATGTCTGATACAAGTATACCTTTTTGGATAAATGATATAACTATTTTATTAAATAAAAAATATATAACGAGTGTATGGCCACAAAATAAAATGAATAATAATGAAAAATTAAATTCAATCACACGACTTGTTATTTATATGACAATTTTAGGCTATTTATTTACAAATAATAAAAAAATTGTTATTTCGGGTATTTTAACTATTATTTGTATAATTATTTTATATAAAGTCCAAGAAAATAAATTAAAGCAAGAACAATTAAACGAAAAAAAAACAAATGAAAAAACAAATGAAATAGAAGAAGGATTTTCCAGCGGTGATTTAAATATGAATAAGATGAATAAGATGAATAATATGAATAATATGAATAATCAGGATAATCAGGATAATATGAATAAAGATTATACTCAACCATCAGTTCATAATCCATTAATGAATATATTATTACCAGAAATAGGTGATAATCCTAATAGAAAACCTGCGGGTCAATCCTACAATAAAACTGTAGAAAGAAATATTAATAATAAATGTAAAAATAATAATTTAAATAATAGTAATACCATACTAAGTTGCAATGAAGTGGATGGCAATAATGAAGTATTAAATGATAATGATGATGAAATAAATGTAAATAATGAAATAAAGAATGATGATACTATAAAAAATAAATGTTATAAAGATTTAGGAGAGGCGATGAATTTTGATAATTCCATGAGACAATTTCATACAACTGCAAATACCACAATACCCAATGATCAAGAAGCATTTGCGAAAAGTTTATATGGAAATATGCCTTCTTGTAAAGGAGGAGATTTAACTGCATGCCGTCTGCCTGATAATAAAACACGCGGAGGTCCAGGTAGTAGTTAAATTACAATAAACTAAAACTAAAAATGATAATAAAATAATATTAATAAAATAATATTAATAAAATAATATTAATAAAATAATATTAATAAAATAATATTAATAAAATAATATTAATAAAATAATATTAATAAAATAATATATACATTATTATATAAATATGGATTCCATACATGATTTTCAATTTCATAATATGACAAGTTTAGGTGATGACAAAAATGATCTTAGTCAAAAAACAGTTCAAAATTCTCATGCATCCACCTATATGTTAACCAATTATAAAACTGAATGCCCGATGAATAGTGCAATTGATTTTGCAACCCAAAATAAATTAAATTATGAAGGTAGTCACCAAGTTGGTATTAATGGATGCAATGTGGAAGAAAGCAATAAGCTTTTAAGAAGCACAATAACCAATCCTGGTTGTCGTTATAATTTAGAACCTCGTCCATATACTACCGTTCCTTATTTAGGAAAAGGAATTAGAAACCCTGTATTAAGTTCTCAATTACAGCAAGGAGAATATATTATAAATCGTAAAAGCACAAATCTAATTAATGAGATGGATTTAATTGACTATAGACAAATACCTATGATTCCTTCTTTAAAAGCTACAATAAACAATCCTGCAAATTTAGTCGAAGGTGTTGCAGCCGAAGGATGGGTTCGTGGAGGTGTTCCGTCACGTTTATTAAAGATGGGTAAGGATTATGATTAAACAAATAAATATAAACAAATAAATATAAACAAATAAATATAAACAAATAAATATAAACAAATAAATATAAACAAATAAATATAAACAAATAAATATAAACAAATAAATTATTAATATTTAAATAATAATGTATTATTATTATTTAATACCCGATATGTATCAATACGACTTTATTTGCACATATAAATTAATAGATGAAGAATATGCAAATGATTTATATATGGCCCAATTATTACAAGTTTTTAATATTAGTAGCTGGGATGATGATATTGTAAATAATACTATCATGGATATATTTAATAAATTTCAATACAATATTAATTTTAAAAAAATTATAGATAAAGCATTATTATCATCCGATTTTAATGAATTATATGATATTATTTGCACATTAGATAATAATAATAATAATAAGAAAGAAGAAAATAAAGAACGAATCTTTTTTTCATTTTTATTTAATTATAATTTTTTTGATTTATTACATAAATGTATTTGTGAATTATTTATAAAGAATGATATATCTAATACTACACTGGATACTATTCTGATTAAATTATAATAAATTATAAATAATAAATTATAAATAATAAATAATAAATTATAAATTATAAATTATTATAAATTATAAATTATAAATAATAAATTATAAATAATAATAAATTATAAATAATAATAAATTATAATATATTAGTATAAGTAATAAATATCACGATGGCATCAACAAGAAATAGTAATACAGCAGGTGATTACAAATTACAACAAAATAGTAATACTTTAGCTAAAAATTATAGTTCTTATTTAAACTCTCAGTATGGAGCAGCCTTTGTTCCTGCTATGCCATGTGCAGGGGTAATTCCGAGTCATATGCCTCGAGATACATTATCAACCAATTCAATTGAAATCGAATCTTCTTTATTTGGCATAAACTCGACTAATTTAGTTAATCCTCAGCCACCCGTTAAAGAAAAATTAAAAACAATTCCATATGTTTCTTATTTCGATCGGTTACCTGTATTCATGCCAGCACCATTAGCAGTTGATAAAAAACAACGCCCATTCCCAATTGGTTAATAAAATACAAATACAAATACAAATATATAATAAAAAATCAATACAAACATAAACATAAAATAAAAAATAATATTAATATAATAAAAAATAATATTAATATAATATTTATATATAAATGGCCTTTACGCGATTTCATGATGATCCTTATAGAATACATAGCCAGTTGCAACAATCTACAGGATCGGGTAGATATAACATAAATGTTCCTGGGAATGGAGACAAACCTTATTACACTGAAGACCCTTTTATACGAATGCAAAAATGGGGTGGTAATTTAATGACCAATACTATAAATTTAGAAAGTGACTTACTTGGATTAACGCGAAAAAATAACAATGATAATACTAAAACAAATGAGTATAAATCACATTCGGTTAAGGCTAATAATGTAGAATACCCAACCCTTAATCCGACGACCGATCAATCAAGAACCACTCATCCTGCGTGGATTTATAGAGATTTAGAACAATTTAGATTAGATTATTTACCACTCAACCCTCAAGAAAATGTATGTATGTCTTTTGATAACAATATCAGTACACGACTTGTTGAAAAAAATAATTTTGTAGGTAAAGCACCTTCTTTGAAAAATATGAATTTTTAAAATATAATTGAATTTTTAAAATATAATTAAATATAATTATGATATTAATAATATGATATTAATATAATAATATATCATTTTATATATAATATAATAATGGCAGAATTAGCAATACCAATTATTGCATTAGGAAGTATGTATGTATTATCCAATCAAAATAAAAATAAAAATAAAAATAAAAATAAAACTGGAACTGAACCTGAAAATGAAAACGAAAACTGTGATAGTGATTCAAATTTAACCGAAGGATTTATAAATAGACGACACCCCAATCCTCTTCATCCGATAAATTATCCGGTCGAAAATAATAATTTGGATGATAATATTAATAGATATGATAATCCTAATCAACATACAGATAAATATTTTATGTCGCAAGGAGGTCATAGCAAAAACAATTCCACTATTTGTTCCGCTATAAGCAGCGATAATAATCAAAATTACTCTCTTATGGGTAATAATACAGTTATAGACGATTTAAAGCATAACAATATGGTTCCTTTCTTTGGTGGTTCTATTAAGGGGTTAACGTATAAAGAAAATGATCAATCATCGGAACTTGTTTTAGATAGACATCAGGGATCGGGATCGCAAATGAAAGCTAAAACCGAACAAGCACCTTTATTTAACCCGAATACTGAATTGCATAACGTATATGGTATGCCGAATAATACAAGTACGTTACAAGAACGCTATACACCTGGCACCTTAATGACGAACCAATTACCCTTTGAGCAAGTTAGTGTAGCACGTGGATTAAATCAGGGTTATGCGTGTGAAGGTAGTGGCGGATTTAATACAAGTTTAGAAGCTCGGGAAACTTATATGCCGCAAACAGTAGATGAAATGCGTGTAGATAGTAATCCTAAATTATCACATACGTTATGTGGTCACGAAGGTCCTGGCAATTCCGCAATAAAAGATATTTCTACTAAGAAATCAATTGGACAGGTTGAAAAATATAGACCGGATACTTATTATAATTCGGGACCTGAAAAATGGTTTACAACTACTGGAGCAGAGAAAGGAGAGATGTTACGACCTGAACAAATTATGCCTGAGGTTAATAGAACAACGACATCCACCGAATATTATGGTAGCGGTAATAATTTAGAATATAAAAAGAAACCATATGTAAAATCCGAATACGAAGAATCAAAGAAACAAATGTTGGGAGAATATCAATTTACGCCTGCTTATGCGGCGGAACAATACAATGCAACTGATTCTGATTATGGTTCAAAAAGTTATAATATGCTTCAAAACAACCGGACAACTACAAAAAAACAGTCAGAATATGGAGTTGTTAGTGGTATAGTTAATGCGATTGTAACGCCTGTTTTGGATGTGCTTCGTCCGTCCCGAAAAGAAAACGTGATTGGAAACATTCGTCTTCTTGGAAATGCAACAACAGATGTTCCAAATAATATTGTAACAAATCCTGCTGATAGAGCAAGAACGACGATAAGAGAGATGACGGGATATAAATTAGATAATAATCATTTAAATGTAGAGCGCCAAAAAGATCCAGGACACGTTGTTACTAATTTTCTACCAGTAGAGGTTCAACGTGACACAACGTCAACGGCATATGCTGGCGTAGCTGGACCTGCGGTTGCAGCGAATATTCCAACCTATGATAATGCATATAATATGCAACAAAACAATACAGCAAGAGAATATGAGAATCGCCCGAATCATGGAGGAACACAAATATTTAATTCCCGAGATAATATTAGTATAAAACGAAACGACGAAGACCGTGTTACGCATTCTTCCTCCATGCGTATTAGTGGTCCTACCGCTTTACCCACGGTCCAAACTCAAGGAATGGGTAAAAATACTCAACAATATAATGAAAAGAAAATAGGAATAGATAGAATTAATCCTGATATTTTAGATGCCTACAAAAAGAATCCTTATACGCAAAGTCTTAGCAGTAATTAATAAGACATGTTGACATAGTATAATTAATTATATATAATTAATTATAATATATTAAATATAATTAAATATTACTATTATTACTATTATTACTCTTATTACTCTTATTTGTTAATATGCCGCACTTAGTAAAGGGACATTTAAGATTTACTGAAGAAGATTTTATGTATAATGATTTATATAATAATATGAATTTAAAAAATAATCAAAATCAGGAAAAGGTTAAAAATAAAGAATTAAATGTTATAATTAAAAATTATAAGAAGAATGTAATAAAAATGATGAATTTATTACAAAACCATGACCAAAACAAGGACCAGGACCAAAACCAGGACGAGGTTATGTTGTTAAAAGAACAATTTAAAAAAACATTAATTACATTTACTTATTTGGCGGCCAAAAAAAATATTTCATTAAATGAGTTGTTAGTAGAATAAATAATTAGGATAATTATTAATATTTAAATATATGATATATAATAATATTAATAATACATTGATTTATATTAAACTATAAATAATATGATTTCGTTAGTTAATGGTAATGGTAATAATAAACCCAAAGAATCATATTATATAAATGATATACATACGAACGTTAATAAAAACCTATCTTTTTTTTTAGAAAATAATAATGTTCCACATATATTATTTTATGGCGAGAGTGGTTGTGGAAAACGAACGGTTGTAAATCGGTTTATTAATACAATTTATAACAATGATCCCGAATTAATTAAAAATTATGTCATGTATATTAATTGTGCACATGGTAAAGGTATTAAATTTATTAGAGATGAATTAAAATTGTTTGCAAAGTCTCATATTAATATAGAAAATGAAAACAGTATAAATAAATTTAAATCTATTATTTTGTCCAACGCAGATAAATTAACAATAGATGCACAATCAGCACTCAGAAGATGTATAGAAATATTTAGTAATACTACACGTTTTTTTATTATTGTTGAAAATAAGGACAAATTATTAAAACCAATTATATCCAGATTATGTCTAATTTATATTCCATGTGTAGAAATAAATAACACTAAAATAAATAACACTAAAATAAATAACACTAAAATAAATAACACTAAAATAAATTTGTATAAATATGGGGTCGAAAAAACATATAATTTGTCATCTTATACCGAAAAAAGAAATAATTCTTTAAAAAAAGAAATTAGTAAATATAAAACAGAAATTAATGATATTGTCCAAGATAAGAAATTGCTCCATTTATTAGATTGTTCAGTCCGATTATATGAAAAAGGATATTCGGCAATTGATATTATAAACTATATTGAAAATAATAATATTTTTTTTACTAAATCCCATGAGGATGAAATTTACAAGTATAAATTATTAATCACCTTTAATAAAATGAAAAAAGAAATTAGGAACGAAAAAATAATGATTTTTTTTATATTAAAATTTATATTTTTACGTTCTATGATTGATTTAGAAAATATATTAATTATGTAAATGGACGATTATTCTATTAACAGTTTAACCGATTCAAAAAATGAATGGTGCTCGCGATTAGTTGCTATAATAACCCCTCATATTATACAGGGTATTAAATCAATTTTTAACGAAGCGTGGAAATTGTGTGAGGAAAATGTTCAGAAAGATAAATATTTAATGACTTTTCAAACATTTCTTACCCGTATTCCGCAATGGAATGAAACCATAATAACAAAAGAAAAACTTCGTATATGTGAAAAATCAAGTTGCTCGTATTTAGAAGAACTTATTTCGTGTGTGCATATTATTCATCTGAAAGCGCTTACCTGTGTACGTGTTTGCCATAAACAAAAAAAAATAGATATTAATATTCCTACCTTAAACAATTTTATTCATAAAATATATATTAACGTTGCTCGTAAAATATACACAAATATATATTTATTCGAAAAGAATATTGCGCCGTTAGAAATACAAAAAAGAAATAGAGAATTGGAATGTATTATTAAAGAATGTATTTTAGATACGATAAGAGATAGTATCCCGGTTGAGATGATTTTACGTTCTTATATTGATGAAACAAATGATACTGAAACAGAAGTGAGTGAAACCGTAGAAGAAATTATCGAGGAAACTCCTTTACCAGCGGATGATGAAACTAATATTACTATGCATATAAATGAAAATAATGCGGATACAATTAATTCAAATGCACCTGCAGCTGCAATCACAAAACCAGTTATATATGATGATGATAATGACGAGGAGTCTGATATGAACACCGGCGATAATAATGAGAATGATATTAAATCAATTAATAATCAACACCAGGATTTAATAATTAAAAAAGATGGACATGATGCTACTACAAATGATGCTACTATAAATGATGCTACTACAAATGATGCTACTACAAATGATGCTACTACAAATGATGCTACTACAAATGATGCTACTACAAATGATAAATTAAATTATGGGTCAAATATTACATTTTCGGATATAGATATGTCTATGGATACCAAAGGTAAAGAAAACCAAACTATTGCTCCCAAATCAATAGAACGATTAGAAGAATTATCAAATGAAAAAACAATTCAAGCTAAATTACAAAACATAAATGAAGATGATAGTGATAATGAAGAGAGTGACTCTTTGACAATAGGAGATAATATTGATTTAGATATTAACGATATAAATGATATTGATGTTCGCTCAAGCAAACCATTTAAATTAAAAGAGGAAAATATTATTATTGATGATATTGAATTTGTGACGCCTTAAATTTATTGAGCCTTAAATTTATTGAGCCTTAAATTTAGGAAAATACTATTATTTGCGTTTATTTAATGGTTGAATAGTAGTTGTATATTTTAATGGATAATTTATTTATTGTTGCATCTATTGGATCTGTTATTTTTCTTTTATTAAAATTTGCAGAAATGCGGATAATAATTAAAAAAAACAAACCGTTAAAAGAGTTAGTAAAAGATACTGTTATTGTTTTTTTTAGTATTATTATTGGTATTTATGTATTACAACAATTAACTACAAACGAATTAAGTTCTGCGACAAATGTTTTTGTGGATAATCCAGATTTTTAAATGAACTTATAATTTTAACATATTAATAATATTTGAATATATAAAATATTATTAATTTAATATATATATAACAATAGATGAACAACATTAATTTAAATTCAGGATCATATGATTCATATGATTATTTAAATAGATTAAAAATTAATCCATATATTATTGGGATAGTTGTTATTATCATTATAGTATATTATCTTGTATTTTCTTCTTTAGGAAATAATGGAACACCCTCTTTATCTTCTTCTTCAACCTCATCTAATGCTGGACTTGCTATTTTAGAAACAATATTATGGGGTGTTTTTATTATATTATTATTATTGAATGGCATGTCTTATATTTTTAATATAAATATTATTGCAAATTTAAAAAATGTATTTTTAGGGACACCTGAATTAAATGTATTAATAGATGATCCTGTTGTTCCTGAAATTACCCGAGCCAAACAAGTATTTCATATACCTGAAAACATATATACTTATGACGATTCAAAAGCAATATGTGCAGCTTATGGTGGCGAGTTAGCATCTTATACTGAAATTGAAAAAGCGCATAAAAATAAGGCGGATTGGTGTAGCTATGGTTGGTCAGAAGGGCAAATGGCTTTATACCCTACCCAATATGATAAATGGGAAAAATTACAGTCAATTGAAAATCATGAACATGATTGTGGCCGACCTGGAATAAATGGAGGTTATATAAAAAACCCTGAACTTAAATTTGGTATAAATTGTTATGGGTATAAACCAAAAATAACTGAAGATGAAGTATTGCGTATGAAAATAGATCCTTTGTATCCGAAAACTCAAAAAGAAATTATGTTTGATCAAAAGGTGGACTACTGGAAAACGCAATTAAATAACATTATTATATCACCATTTAATCATAAAAATTGGAGTATTATTTAAACCATTGGACATTAAAAAAAAACAAATCAAATATTTAATGTAATATTTAATGTAATATTTAATGTAATATTTATAATCTAAACTAATTTTATTATATAATGAAACCAAGCGACCAAAAATTATATAATAAAACCAAGAAAAAGTTGTATAAAAAAATACCAAAGCATAGTGCTTATAGAAGTGGATTATTGGTAAAAAAATATAAAAAGAATTTTACAAAAAAATACGGTAAAACGAAACAACCATATATTGGTAAGAAAAATAAAAAAACAGGATTATCAAGATGGTTTAATGAAGAATGGAAAAATCAACGAGGAGAGATTGGATATAAATACAAAAATGACGTATATCGCCCAACAAAAAGAATTACAAAAAAAACACCGATAACGTTTGACGAGTTGTCCAAAAAAAGAATTAAAAAAGCAAGAACACGTAAATACCGTAAAGGACGTGTGAATAAATTTTAAGAGGATTACCGTAACATATACCCATTTAATTATTTATGACCGAGGTGTATAAGATTATAAAGATAAATTTATATAATCTTATATTAATGACTAAAACTATAAAAACACGAAGATATGCAAAAAATATATATTTAGGAAATAAAAAAACGAAGAAACATAATAAAAGAACGAAGAAACATAATAAAAAAACGAAGAAACATAAGAAATATAATTATGATTTTTCAAAAATCCATCCAGCAAGTATAATTCTATGATTATTATAGATGATTATTATTAAGTAATATAAATATATAAATACATATATAAGTATTATTAAAAAAAAATAAAAACATGAAATATATAAAAAATACACAAACAATATATGGTGATATCATTCCACCAAATGATACCAAAATTATAGAAAGTATAGATAATATAAATAAAGATGATATATCTTCTATCATATCAAACGAAGAAAAATTATGTATTATTTGTATTCAAGGCACATTCATACATATTAACAATAATAATAATAATAATAATAATAATAACAATAATAACAATAATAACAATAATGCAATTGAATATGTTAAATCTATTAACACAGTAGAATATATAAGTAAAAGCTGTGATTGTAATTTTAATATTCATGATAGTTGTTTTTGTGATTGGTTAAAAGAAAAATTAGAATGTCCCATTTGTCATAATTCAATTATAATTCATGATAAAAATGATAAAAACAATAAAAATAATAAAATAAAATTAATTAATGAAGGTAATGAGGGGATTGAGGATAATGAGGATAGAAATGATATGTATATAAATATTAATCTAAATGAAAATGAAGAATTATTAAATAGGTTAAATCAAAATAATGATCGGAGTATAGTTAGTAAATACCTTAGAATTATTATTTGTATTATAATATTTACTTATATAATGATATTAATAAAATATTATTATTTTTAAATTATCAATTATTATAATATAATAGATTATATAATATAATATAATATAATATATAATCTATTATGAAAAATATAGATAAACGAATATTACTATTTCTTGGTGCCTGTATTCCTGCAAGGATTATGATAGCTCTACTGGCAAAAAATATACCAACTAAGTATTTACAATATTTAGGGTATGTTACTTTAATTATTTCTTTTAATTTTTTATACTTGTATACAATGAATAAAAGACTAACAGGATCAGAAACTTTTGGATCACCTATATGGTGGGCCAAATTTAGAATTATTCATGGTTTGCTCTATTTACTATTTTCAATATATGCTATTAAACAAAATACAAATGCTTATTTAATCATTTTCATTGATACCTTTATTGGGTTATTATTATTTATTAATAATCATTACAAGTATCTGTTTAATATATAAGTAATTTATTCTTCGTAATTTAATCTTCGTAATTTATTCTTCGTAATTTCTCCTTGTTTTTTTCCCCTTCTTTTCTTTATTTTCCTTTTTCCCCTTATTTTTTTTAGTTAATTTTTTATTTTTCTTACTTGTTGTATTTGATAATTGTAATAATTTATTATATAAATCATCCGAAATAACCTCGCTATTGTTATAATGTGTATCATCCTTTTGTTTGGTCATATTACCATCCTCATTCATTTCGGATAAAAAAAATGAATTTAAATACAGAGAAGCAGGAATTGCTCTATCTTTATAAATATCACTTACTTTATTCAACGTTGGATTAATATTTGACATACCACTTATGGTGTTATTTTTATTATCCTTTTTATTAAGTAGGGTAATTATAAATTCGGCTGAATATCCATTTCCCGATTTAATTAGTTCATTTGAATTAAATACATTTTCATAATTCATCATACTATTTATCTAAATAATATTATTTTATTATTATTATTATAATATAATATTATTCTATTTATTTTTTATCATAAAATCTTTTAATATCCGGAATATTTTTATATTGTCTTGATTCTTTAATATAATTCATTATATATTTAATTTGCTCTTCATTTTTAATACATTTGGTTAAACAATCCTCAATATATTTAAAAGTAATGGGATTGGTTTGTTTAGTATTCGTAAATTTTAATTTACCATCTGCAATACGAATAATAGAATTAGATAGATTATTTGTTTCGGCATAGTTTAATATTTTTTGTTCAGTATTATTTCTTTCATCGCGTATAATTTTTATTTTTTCATTTAATTGTTTTATTTGATTATCAAGTGAAACCCAATTTTTTATTTTTTCTTCAAAACTCATATTAATTATTCTGTATTTTATACTTATAACTTTTATACTTATAACTTTTAATATTATAAAATAGAAATTTAATTTAAATTTTTAAATTCAAATTAAATTAAATTAAAACACATATTTTTTTTTAATTTAATTTTTATTATTATCTTATTATTTAATAGCAGTTACTTACTCCATTTTGCAATACAGCATGCTTATTTAGTTTCTTTTATTTGAGCGGGATCGGCGTGATCGGCGGGATCGGCGGCGGGATTTACGTTTAGTAGATCCGAAAGGAACAACTTCTTTAACAGCAGAAACACCACGCTTAAATTTACGCGTAAGACCGACTTTTTTCACATTTTTATTAAAATACGATTGAAGGCCTAAAAGAGTAAGCGGAACAGCAGCTTTATTTAAAAAGCTGCCTCCCTTATATTTTTTTGTGCGCATTTTTCTGGATTTGTTAGATTTTTTGGATGGACGTAACTTCTTAAAGGAAAACATGTTATATTATATTAAAAGAAAATATATTTAATTTAATGAGATTAATTTAATGAGATTAATTTAATGAGATTAATTTAATGAGGTTATTTTAATGAGATTAATTTAATGAGGTTATTTTAGTAAATAATTGTTTGTTTCTTATTAATAAAACAAATATACCTAAATGTAATAAAAAACTAATTATAACAAATAGTAAGGATAAATATAAATATGGGTAAATATTTACTAAAATCATATCAATTAAGGGTGATGCTACATTCTTTAATTCATAATTAAAATCATCTCTTTTTAAAACACTTATGCATTCTTGGATAATTGATTCTTTTAACATTATTAACGGATTATATATATATTATTACTTATATGATATATTGATATATTGATATAATGCCTATGATATATTATATTATATATTAAAATAAAAGATTTTTTTTGCGTGTTAAACTCATCTTATTTTTCTTTATTTTGTTTAATGGAAATTATTAAAACAACAGACGATTCTTTTAATTCAAAAATACTTAATTTAGAAACACCTCAACCTACACAAGGTGGGGCTTTTTTTACTAAATTTAGTATAGGAGAACAATCAAAACCTTTTTATGTACAATTTCCAAAATGCCTTACGAAACAAGGAATAGTTACTACTAAACGTGGAAAATATTGTGATTTATTATACGAACGTAGTGAACAACATGAAAGTTTTATAAAATGGGTTGAAGGTTTAGAAACAATATGTAAAGATAAAATTAATGAAAAAAAAGAATTATGGTTTAGTGGCGATTATACAAAAGATGATATTGATTACATGATGGCACCTGTAACCCGTATATATAAATCCGGAAAATATGTATTAATACGAGTTTTTTTAAATATAAATAAACATACAACCGAAACGAAATGTTTAGCATATAATGAAAATGAAGTTAATATAGATTTATCAACAATAGATACTGAAACTTATATTATACCCTTATTGTTGATTGATGGTATAAAATTTTCTTCTAAAAATTTTGAATTAGATATTAAATTAACACAGATTATGGTTTTAGATAAACCCTTAAATGTAAATTCTGTATGCTTAATTAAAAAAAATGCACAATCATCATCATCATCCACATCAACCACATCAACATTTCCTTTATTAAATAATACAAAAAAAGAAATAGAAATAGAAACGGTGTATAATAGCAAAGATATTAATAGCAAAGATATTAATAGCAAAGATATTCAGAAAAATCCATCAACGAATAATACAATTCATGATTATTTAGAAGAAAATGAAGTTGCTGAAAATGAAGAAATTGAAAAGGAAGAAATTAAAAAGGAAGTTGCTGAAAAGGAAGTTGCTGAAAAGGAAGTTGCTGAAAAGGAAGTTGATGAAAAGGAAGTTGCTGAAAAGGAAGTTAAGGAAGAAGTTAAGGAAGAAGTTAAGGAAGTTATTGTTGGAAAAAAAGGAAAAGAAAATTTAGATTCGGAAATAGAAGAAATAATTATAGATTATACTGTTTTAGATGATAAAAATAATAATGGAAATGATTTAATTATATTAAAAAAACCAAATGAAGTTTATTATACTATTTATAAAAAAGCAAGAGCTAAAGCTAAACTAATTAAACATCAAGCAATTAGGGCAAAATTAGAAGCAAATGAAATAAAAAATAAATATATGTTGGACAATATCGATGAATCTTCTTCTTCAGATGACGATGAAATTTAAATTTTAATTTTATTTATTTTTATTCATTTTAATTATTTTAATTAAAATATTTTAATAAAAATATTTTATCTACAGTTTAATATAATGAGTCTATTGAAAAACGTTCAAAAAAGTATTAAATCTCATCATATTTTAGCCATAGTCGGCCTTGCCGTTGCTATTTATGCCGTTTACCGTTATAATACCCAAAAGTCCACCAAATCCGAAGGGCTATTATCAGGTGCTCTTGTCAGTTCTGAACCTGATAATCTTAGAACTCGTAAGATTCAAACTGGCATTAGCGAGGATTATGCCCCTGTAAATAAACAACCCAAGAAGGTTAAGACAACCCCCATGGCTCCCATTACATCCGATAGCATTAAAGGAAAAACAATAACTAACCCTGCCGATTTACTCCCCGTTGATGATAATAATGAATGGGCTAAATTAAATCCTACCAGTCAGCAAGATTCAACTAACCAAAATATGTTATCGGGTGGATATCATATTGGTAAAGATGCTGGACTCACACGTAATGCAAACCGCCAATTACGTTCCGAACCGGCTAATCCAAAAACAGCCGTTGGACCGTGGATGAACACCACAATTGAACCCGACATATACCGTTTACCGCTTGATGGTTGCGCTATTTAAATAATTAAATAATAACGATACTTGCTTAAATAAATATTATATTCATTTTATTTTATTTTGCTATTTAGATGATAAAGTCATATAGTTACTATTTTGATATTTTATATTTTATATTATAAATATATAGGAATATCAAAATAAATAAATTTCCAAAAAAAAAAATAATAGAAATAATGCAAATAAATAAATTTGGATGTGTTTTAATCTTATTTGTTAGTTACATTTGTTTTAAATTAATGCAAGAATCAGATATTTTTAACTTAAAATGTATTAATTCTGATATTGATGGAAAAAAATATTGTGTACGTGAAAGAGATAATATATCCCAAGCAGCAGATCGTCTTGCAACCATAAATGTTAAAATGCAAAAATTAGTAGAATATTGTATTGAGAAATATCCTAATAAAAGTAACATAATACGATTATCAAAGGGATATAATCCAAAAAAAATATATGAAACATTACCTACAAGCAAGCATACGGCATATAGTGAGAACAAAGGAGAGAAATTGGCGTTTTGTTTAAATGATGAAAAAAATAATAATAATAAATTAGTTAATCCAAATACGTTAATGTTTGTAGCAATCCACGAATTAGCTCATGTAGCTACATTAAGTATTGGACATAAAGATGAATTTTGGAAAAATTTTAAATTTTTATTAGAAGAAGCCGAAAAAATTGGTATTTATGAACAGATTGATTATAAAAAAAATCCTGTAAATTATTGTGGTTCAAAAATTGCAGATAATCCTTATTATGATTATTAAATGAAATGATTCTTAAATGAAATGATTCTTAAATGAAATGATTCTTAAATGAAATGATTCTTAAATGAAATGATTCTTAAATGAAATTTAATAATCATTATAAAAGATATAAAAATAAATTTTGATATATTATTAAAGTAATGGATAATAGTGAGCAAATGGATAATAGTGAGCAAATGGATAATAGTGAGCAAATGGATAATAGTGAGCAAATGGATAATAGTGAGCAAATGGATAATAGTGAGCAAATGGATAGAGTTGAACAAATGAAAGAAGTACAACTGAATGCACTTGAACTTTTTAAGAATAAAAATATTGATTATGGAGATGCATTTGCAAAATTTGGTGTTATTGGCGTATTAATGCGCATTGAAGATAAAATCCAACGTTCATTGTCTATTACCAAAAATGGTGTAAATTTAATAAACGACGAAGGAATACACGACACCTTAATAGATTTACACAATTATGCGGCAATGGCGCTAATGTTATTAAATGAAAATAAAGATAATGGTTTAATTACTTAATTATATCAGAATTATATCAGAATTATATAAAATAGAACGAAATATTTTAAATTCCACGCATATATCATCATCCGTAATTACTGCATCATTATTTATTAATTTCCATTCTTTGTCAGGTAATTTTTCAAAAAAAGTATCACATTCATAATCTTTATTAATATAGGTAACATAACAATCAGTAATTACTTTTTTTTCCAAAAATTGTTTATATATGGACGAGCCACCAATAATCCATATTGTATCATATTGTATTGCATTTGTAATACAATAATGTATTATATCGTCAATGGTATTAAACGATTTAATACAATACTTATCATTAAATTGTGTATCTATTTTTAAGGTAGAAGAAAGAATCAAATTATCTCTCTTGGGTAAGGGTGCGTGTTTTTTAGGTAATGATTTCCACGTATTATGTCCCATAATGACTGCATTTTTTATAAAAGTATTATTATGATTAGGATTATCATGAGATAATTGTTTTAATTTAGTAGTTTTTTTATAAAAATATTCCATATCCGTCTTTATTTTCCATGGTAAATTTCCATTTTTTCCTATTCCATAATTATTGCACACAGCAACAATTAAATTAAATTTCACATTAGTATCATTCATTATAGTATTATATAAAGTATACTTTTAATTAATATATTAGTATTATAATTAATATATTAGTATTATAATTAATATATTAGTATTATAATAATAGATATATAATAATATATTATTAAAAGTATATTAATTAATGTCATCGTCATTTTATAAATTAAAACATCTTGTTGGTGAAACCATAAAACACATATATGTTTTTGTAGGTGATACCAGAGAAAAATATACAAAAGAAGATATATTTACACCCGATGAATTAGAAGAAATAAAAGAACAAAAAACCGAAGTATCGTTTTTAGAAGAATTAATACATAAAGATGATACAATCGACATTATTAAAAAAAAAATTCTAATGCGTACAACCATCGCATCTTCGTATAGTGAGTTATTTTTATTTGCAAGAGATAAACAACCGATTAATTCTATTCATTTATATCAAACCCTTACCCAAAATGATAAATTAGAATTAACTAAAAAACGAATAACTTATTATTTTTTAAACATTATTAACCATTATCCTGAGTTAATAAAACAATTAAAAAAAATTAACAAAGATAAGAATGATAAAATTTATACCTATGAAGATATTAACTCATTTGGATTAGATGAACAGAGTGAGCTATTAATGTATAAACCAATTGGACAAAAATTTATATCAATTCAACAATCGTATCCTTATACGATTAATCCTTACATGGTTTCTTCATATGACGAATTTTTAGAAAAATATGCGGATGAAATTACCTCTACGACAAATAAAAATATATTAATGATTGAAGGCAACATATATAATAATGAAATTTATGTTTGTGATGCAGATAATGTATTAAACAATGCTATAAAAAAAAATATTTCTGAAGAAAGCACAATAAAGATTTATTTTCCTTATTTATACGAAAAAAAAATTAAAACATTAGATCAATTCATTCAAAGGAGAGAAGAATTAAAAATAGAAACTGAACAAATATTAAATGACGATGCTTTAAACAATACTATAAATAATATTAATCTTTTTTACAGCGTTTATAATGAACGCGAAAATAAAAAAGATATGCCATTTATTGAATCAGGTATTAAAGAAATTGAATTTGTCATTCACCCTGAATATACATTTTATTTACCCTTGGATATTATATTTAAATCCTTATTACACGCATCAAAAAATGTTCCTTTTATAAAATATAATTTGGGTAAAGGACAAGAAAAAATGATTAGAATTTATTCGGATAAAAAAACAGTTGACGGAAGAAAAATACCTTATTTAAATAAAGCTGATATATTTAAATTAATAAGAAATATTGGAAATCATGCAGGAATATTTGTATATATAGAATCCTTTATAGAAGAACAAAAATATACTTTTATTTGTGAGTTTGCAAATAATGGAGGAATTATAATTAAATCCGTATTTACAAATGCAATTAATATAGAAAAATTAAATGGTATTATCACCACTTCGGTGAATGATACTATAAATGTAGTAAAAGACTATATATCCCAAAATGGGTATAATATTAATAATTTTAAAGACATTTATCAGGCAAATATAGAAATTATAAATATTAATTATGTAATGAATATTCCAATTGATATATCGTTGAAATTAGAAAAAATAGGTTCTTGTATATCAAGTGTGTTTAATGTCATTGAATCCAACATTAATAAGGGCATCATCATGCGTTTTAAAAGAGTTTCAAATTATAATGATATGAATAGTCAAGATGCATTTATAGTTGATAAAATCAATTTGAATTACAGTGAAAAGGATATTATACAAGATTTTTCAAATAATTTTAATGTTTCATTAGATGATGCGACTATTAAATATGCCGAATTTATAACATCTATGCAAACAGTGCAAAATGCATTTAATAGTAAAAAAATAGAAATCAAAAATAATCCTGGCTTTTCAACAACGATTACAAAAGAACAAACTACAAATATACATCTTATTACAGTAAATGGTATTAATAATATTTATTATTTAACTACAATACCAATTTATATTGATTCATTAATAAGAATTATAAAATCCCCTTTAAAAACAAATATCCCTATAGATTTAATTAATAAATTATGTGTGAAGCAAAGCAAAAAACAACAACAAGCGGATGCTAAAGAAAATGATGATGAAATGGTAATTCCTGAAATTATAGCTACAACTGAATTGCCATTTTCTGATAATAAACAAATGAATATTGTTAATGAAGAACTTGTCTATGATGATGTGCCAGAGTTAGATGATGGCGGTGATGATACGTTACTTTCTATGATGTTAGGGTTTGGTAATGATAGTGACGACAATGGTGACAACGATGGTGACAACGATGGCGACAATGATGGCGACACACAATATTCCTCAATTGTTATTGGTGGTTCGGATAAAAAAGGGTTAGTTAAACAAATGAATTTGGATGGGGATAACGATGATGGAGAGAAAAAGGTTAAAATAAAAGGTGTTTATTTTAATAAATTTAAACAAAAATGGTGTGCACAATTTTTATATAAAAAAAAATTAATATTTGTAGGATGTTATAATACACAAAAAGAAGCAGGTGACGCCTATGAACAAAAAATATCATCTATGCTTTCCGTTGTTGATGTGGATGCGGCTGATGCTGATGCTGATGCGGATGCGGCTGACGCGGATGCGGCTGACGCGGATGATGCGGATGCAGGTGATGAAGATGAGCTTGAAATAAAAGAAAATATTGTTGGGCAAAGTTTAAATAACCCGAATCCTATATTAAAAAAATTAAAAAAATATGAACCAAGTTTATTTTTAACCGAAAATGAAGGTAAGTTTAATTCATACTCACGTACATGTGTTTGGAGTCCAAATGTAAGAAGACAGCCAATTTTATTAACAAATAAAGAAAAAGAATATATAGATAAAAATCATTCTGAATCTTACGACAGAGCAATTCAATATGGCACAAATCCAAATAAAAAATATTGGTATATATGTCCAAGGTATTGGAGTTTAAAAGATAATATAAGCTTAACTGAAGCTGAGGTAAAATCAGGGAAATATGGAGATGTTATACCATTGACTAATAAAACAATACCCCCTGGTGGCGCAATTATTGATTATGGCGAGGGCGTTGACAATAAAGATTTTAAAGAACAAAATCCTGGTTTTAGTGACCCATCAAAACATCCTAACAATAAATGTATTCCTTGTTGTTTTTCAAAAAAGGAATCTCCTAAACAAAAAATTTTAAGAAATAAATGTATGTCACCTCAATCATCAACTGATATTACTCCTTCAACAACGGTGGATGACTCGTTAAGTGTGATTAAAGATGAATATATTATGAATTCGGGTAAATTTCCACTGGAATCTACAAAATATGGATATTTGCCTCTTTCATTACAGCTATTTTTAGGGATTGATAATAAAAAATGCCAAGTGAATGAACTAAATACAAATCTTAAACCCGACTATCCGTGTATTTTACGCCATGGTGTTGAAAATAGTAAAAATCAATCATTTATTGCATCGATTGGTAATTTGTACGGACGGCATTTTAATAACAATAAACCGTTATCGATTGATGAGACCAAAAAAAAATTGATAAAAGCTTTAACTCTTGATATTTTCATGAATTTACAAAATGGGTCTTTGATTGATTTATTTTATAACAACGCTTCAAAACAGAATGACACGATGAGTGATGCTATGGGAGATATGGGAGATATGGGAGATATTAAAAATGAATATAAAAAATCGTTTTTATATAAAAATATTTATAAAAAAAATAAATTTGTAGTTGATGATAAAAAAAAACAATTATTTAATAAAATAGTATCAGCATATGAAAATTTTAAATTATTTTTAAATCCTGATAATAAAGACGAAGAAATAGATTATACATATTTATGGGATTTAATATGTAAACCTAACAAAGAATTATTTCCGAATGGTGTAAATATGGTTATACTTGATATGATTGATGATGATGTAAATGATAAAATACAAATTATTTGCCCGACGAACCACTATTCAGATGTTTTGTTTAATGAAGCGTTGGAAACTATCATTATTATTAAGAAAAAAAATTATTATGAACCATTATTTAGATATACTTTATATAAAACAATACGTGGTCCATTTAATATAGATGATATTGATTTAAAAGATTCATTAGAATTAATAAAAAATTCAATGAATAAAAAATGTGGCGTTTTTCCAAGTATCCCTCCAACTCTATATAAATTTAAAAAAAATATATCCTTACAGAACTTGATATCCTTATTAGAAGAAAATGATTATATTACCAATTCACATGTTATGAATTATGATGGTAAAATAATAGGTGTAATTGCCCAAGAAGCAAAAACAACCAAATCATTGATTGCAGGCTTTATACCCTGTTATCCATCAGGACCTTTATTAAGTTTTAATACTGACTATACCTGGATAAATGATACCAAATATTTAAATACTTATAAAGATACCATTAAATTTCTGAATAAAGTAAAGAAAGATAGTAATAATTTAATTTTGTGTAGTCCTTTATATAAAATCGTTCAAGAACTAATCCCGGGTAAACGTTATGTAATTGGCGTCGTTACCGAAACTAATCAATTTATTGATGTTAAAGCGCCCTATGAGGAAGAAGATATAGATGATCCAATAAAAACGATAGAGTCCATTAACTATTTTAAAGTAGATGCCGATGTTGTTTATAGCAAGGGTATGCTATCGGAATTAAATAATATTCATACATTTAAGTTAGAAGGAAAATTCTATAATGCTTTTAGAAATACAGTTCGTATTTTAATTAATAAATTCCAAAATAGAAATGTAAAAAAGGAAATCCAAACAATAATGAAATCATCATCTTCGTTATTATATTTAAATAAATTATCAGCAATTATTGAGTTATTACAAAAATTAATGAACGATGAAAACGCAGTTATGTTTAAAGAATATTCAAATAAAGAATTAAATGAATTATCTCATATTGGCACATGTTATAATTTAAATGAAAAAGAAAAATGCAGTTCAAATTTATTTTGTAAATACCAACCCACAAATGACAATAGTGGTGCTAACGATAGTGGTGCTAACGATAGTGGTGCTAACAATAACTGCAGATTAGTTATACCGTTAAAAAATCTTATTAATGGAAGTAATAATATCGAATTTTATTATGGAAAAATTGCAGATGAAATATTAAGATACAATCGTATTAAATCATTTATTTTTCAATCAAAAGCATTTATTACATTTAATGAGATAAATTACGATATACAAGAGGATGAACTTATTATTAATTCGTCGCTATTAACACAAGAATATTTTGAAAATATGATTCCTTCTAAAAATAGTCAATATATTTCAGGAAATACACGAGATATTGCTGTTCCTAATAGTTCACAAAATTATTCAAATGAAGTATCCTTTTCATAACCTATTAATTATAAATAATAACCCAAATAAAGTTCATTTCATTAGTTAGTTAGTTACGATTAAACCCTGGAGTGCCATAATAAACATTTGCATCTATTAATTTAATTCGGTTGTTATCCTCTTGTTTATTATTTAATTTTCGTTGATTCTTTTTAATATAATAATTATATGCAACATATAAAAATAGTATAAATATTATTGTTGTATAATTATTTGACCATTGTAATGCATACATTATTTATTATAAATAGTATGGATATTATAAATGTAATTATTAGTAAAAAGGTAAAAAGGTAAAAAGGTAAAAAGATAAAAAAGTAAAAAGGTAAAAAAGCAATTATTGGTAAATAATAAATATTATAATAAATATTATAATATATATTATAATAAAATGATGATACGTGATTTGATTCAAAACAATATACCCTTATACTCTATTTTATTATTTATAATTTTTTATGTAGGAATTTTGTCATTGAAACCTTCATTTCTATATAATAAAAATGGAAGTTTAAGAGATTTTGGCATAGGATTTAGTAAAAAAACAATTCTTCCAGTATGGCTTTTAGCCATTTTATTATCAATTATGGCCTATTTTTTTATATTTTATTATGCCAATTTCCGAAATGCTTAAAGTCTATATTATTTAAAATTTATTCTTGCATGGTATAGACCCGTTGCTTCTTAGTTGCATTATTTTGCGCAATTAATTTTTCATTTTCTAAATAATCATTGTGTCTTTTTTTCATTTCTTTTATATTTTGTGAACATCCGTTATTGATTAAATAATTATAACCAATTGATGTCACTAATACACCTGATAGCATATACCAAATATATTCAGAGACAATATCTTTTAAGCGGATAAAATTGTATAATTTTTGTTTTAAATCAGCATTATTTTTTACACCGCCGTTAAACATGGGCGACATATCTTCCCAAAATACATTAAAATTAGAAGGAGTAATTTCATTTAAAAGCAATGATTTATCAGAATAAATATGTTCTAAAGCTTCACTCATAGCGCCAATATTTTCATTTTTCATTTCCTCTTTCGTTAATTTAGGTTTAAAAATGGTGTTAAATAAATCACCAATACCAAACAGACGTGTAACACCATACCCAAAAGTATTTGAAAACGGAGATAACCACCCTGGAAAAATACCCAGCATTATTTTCAAAACCATAAAAACCAATAACCACGGCACAAGGGTTATGTATAAACAAATGGGTAATTGTTTCGTCCCGCAAATTGATTTTGTTAATGACATATTAACGATAAATTGAGTAATAATCAATATTAAGGAATAAATGCCAAAATAAATGGTATAGTTTGAGGGAGTTGTATTATATTTAAAAACAAAGTAAATACTTGTAATAATAACAAATACTCCAATGGATGAGGTTGGGGTTGGTGCAGAAGAGGAGGATGAAGGTGAAGACGATGATGGAGGTGTTACGGTATTAGAATTGTCATTTTGTGTATCGGTTGACGTTATATCATTGCTATTCATTATAGATAGTTACTTAATGTATATAGATATTTGTATATAGATATATGTATAATTTTATTTTTTAAAATAGTTGTATTTATTAATAAATAAATTATAATATATAAATTATAATAAATAAATTATAATAAATAATGAATTATACAAATAATTATACAAATGACCCTACATTAATAGAACCAGGTGTTAAATATTTTATAGGCGGGACGCTAAAAGAATGTTCTTCCTTTAAAAAAACATATGTAAATGTTATTTTTAATGTCGCAATGACAGCTTTATTTTTAACTATTGTTTCTGTATTTTTAATATATAAATATAAAGGAAAACTCACACTAAATGAACAAAAAATAAAGAACAATCAAAAACAAGAATACATATTATCTAAATTACAGCAACTAAATTTTCATAAAAAACAACAAGAAAAACAAGAAACGAATAAATCAATGATTACAGATTTACCTCATTGGGATTATTAATATAATGTAATATAATGTAATTTAAGTTAACAAACTAAATACATTACGGTGACTTGGCCAAGTGGTAAGGCGTCGGTCTTGTAAACCGAAGATCGCGAGTTCAAATCTCGCAGTTACCTTTTTTTTTTAATTAAATACATTCCTTCATTTTAATATTTTTATGAAGGAATTGGTGATATATTAAAATCATTATATTGTGGACCTAATAGTTGCGAAATAATTGCACCTTCCTCATAAGGTACAATACATGAACCATATACAGGAAGTATATTTACGTTAAAAAACTTATTTTTATTTAATTGTGACCAACTAACAAATATATTATCAAAAAATTCTACACCACCTAAAAATATTTTATTTTGTATATTAAACCAATCCATATATTTTTGAATTGATTGAGTAATTATATTTTTATCATCACCTAACACAGATGTAGAACCCCAGATAAATTCTCTATCTTTGAGTGGATAATCATATATTTGATTAAAATAATTTTGGTTTTTTCCATAGTCCTGTTGTAATTGATTTATAATATACACTTTGACCTTATCGTAATTTTTTATTACATCAGAATGTAAAGATGTAATATATATGCCTTCCAATGTTATAACCATATGATTTAGAGTGGGGATTTGGGTTTGATTTTGGTTAAATGCATCTAACATAAAGGAGAACATATCTGGACCAGAAGGAGGAGCAATCAATATATTTAAAAATCTATATCCTCCAATCGGGTGTGTATGATAAGTAAATGATGTATCAGGGATTCGTACGCTTAATGTCTCTCCAACAGTTAGATCAATATTACCAGCAATCACCGTTTCAAAAGATAATTTATAAATAATATCAGAATTAACTATTTCTGAATTGTATATTTTTAAAGAACCACCATATTCTCTAAATAATTCAAGATTTGGATCACTGCTTGCTCCACTTATTTCTCCTTTAATATCTAAATAAGGTAATAATCTTGCTTTATGCATAAATGACTTATCAAATTTAAATGAAAATGTATATATAAAATCAGGATTGGTTCTTTTTGATACATATTTGTATCTCATTGAAAGGGTTTTATGATATGAAATGACGGAACTTAATTCATCAGCTATAAAATTTCTTAAATTTTTTACTAAAGAAACAATTTCAAATGGATAAATACCAAAAGGAGTTTTTAAAGTTATAAATGGAAGTTCAAATCCAGCAGATGTATATATATATGAAATCTTGTCAAATTCTACATTATCAACTAATATACCAAGCCATAATATTGGATTTATCTCCAACGGATATTTTAATTCTAAATAGGTTAACACTAAATTAAACATGATTGAACCATAGCCTGTTTTTTCTGTTTTTTCTAAACAGACATTAAAAATACCTATAATATTTTTTGTTTGTAATAAACTATAATCTAATATTACGTGTCCAAGAATATTATCAAAATTATTAAAGGTTTCTATATTTAGGATATCGCTATATTTCAAAAAAAGAACAAGTTCTTGATTTTCATTAATAATTGGTATAGTAACATCAGTACTATTGCAAGGAGTTGTATTTAATGATTTACATGTACATTTGTCATCTTTCCCACGAATATATGCATTAAAATTACTACGGAAAGCTTCAGGCATATTCGTTAAATCTTGAAGTGTAATAATATAAGGAACATAAGCAAAATTAAATTTAATGTCTCCTGGTGCTCCACCCTTTTTTATTAATCCGGTTTGGTTCATTGATTTTTTGATTGATTTTTTCTTTTTGATTGATTTTTTGATTGATTTTTTGATTGATTTTTTCATTATATATATATATATAAATAAATAAATTTTAATATTATTTTACTATATACAATAATGAGTGTTTCTTCTTTTGCAATGAATGAAACAGTGATAGAATCTATAAATGAGTATTATAAATTAAAATCCCGATACGAAGATGTAATAAATAGTAAAAAAGCAGTTATACTGAAAAATAAAGAATTATCTAAAAAAGATAAACGGCGACGATTTTTACAATTAAAATCAACCTGCATTAATTGCAAAAAAGAAGGAGGGACTATTTTTTTAAACGAAAATAGAGTTCTTAGTGCTAAATGCGGTAATACCCAGTCTCCTTGTAAACTTAATATTGAAATAAAAAAAGGCGAGTATAAAGATATACGCGAATTAAATACCGATTATAATAAATATATTGAAGATATTAAAACACAAATAATACAAACAAAATTAAATTATCTTTTCAATTTTACGGATGAAGAAGAATCTTTAGAAAAATTTGAAAAATTACGCGCCTATTTAAAAAATGTATCCGTTGTGCAAATGGCTATTATGAAAAAATATACAGATATTTTTAATAATAAATCAAAAGAAAATGAATTAATTCAATATAATATCGAATTACAGTCACATATTAATATCAATAAAGAAACCAAAAAATTGTATGATTTGGAAAATAAAGAACAATTTTTAACCGATGTAAGCGAAAATTATATAAATAATATAATACCTCTTGAAACGAAAATTGCCCGTTTAAACTATGTTTATCGGGATATAATAGATACTAAATTAAATAATACATTTATCGCCCAACCTTATAGTTTAGAACAAATAGAGTATTTAATGCCCGGAAGTAAAAAAACCGAAATTGTTCATTTTGTGGCCTAAACAGTTAGTTTAGTTTAGTTTATCCGAAATGATAGACTAATCCAGCATTTCCTGACATAAAATGAAGAATATTGTATCGTTCTTCGAATACAAATAATTTATATTTATACGTTTCCCCCACAGGACGAAGTGTTATTGTATTTAATTCAAATTCTATTTTATTGAATTTACTTAAATTTATTGCGCCGCTTGGTTGACAATCATAAGGGTCCGTCGTTAGACTAAACGTATATGAATAGAGTCCATCCTGAGAGTTACCTTTTGATTTAAAATATTTTTCAATATAATTATAAATACCTGCATCTAATGTATTCTCACGAACTTTTCCATCTAACCAAATACCCATATCCACCATAATATTTTTTGTATTTGCATTTGACGAAGTATTCATTATTTCGTAACCAGTATTTAATACTCCTCCAACAGGGTGAGTTGAGGGGTTATTATTTGTAGTACCAGCATAACCAATATCTGCAACATTCGCGGCAATATCGGTTAATGTATTCACAGGTATAGTATCCGCATATTTCCAATTTGTATAATTAGACCATTCGTTACGATCGTTTACATCATCACGCTGTAAATACCACATCCAATTCGCAACCAATCCTGATGATTTTAGTTCAAGTTTTTTATAGCCGGTAAAAGCATCTGAAACATTAATATGTTCATAAACCTGTTTGATTAAATATTTCTGTTCATTTAATGCAAATTGCCGAACTTCATCTTCCGATAGAAACGCATAAGTGCTTATTAAATGAATGTCGCCATCACCCCATTTATCATTTGAAAATTGAGCGCCTGAATAATCTAATTCCCAAACTGTATTAGCACCATTTTGTGTTGGTTGTACAGGCACATATAAAAATCGTTTAAAATCAAATAAAGTGTCATTGGTGGGTTTTATATATTTTTCATAGTCAGCATCAATATCGGTGCTCACATCTTTTACAACAAATAATTCTTTTATTGGGCGTATTTCAATTTGAATATGTAATTCATTGTATTGCATACTGGTTAATGGAAACGCCATTTTAGATGAAAGCGAAAACCACGCATTTAAAGGAATATATATTTTTCTTCCAGTAATAGAAGGGTCAGGATCATTATCTGTATTTAATTTATAGGCACTCGGGTATTTATTTGCAACACTTAATTTACCATTTTTAGGATCATTTAATTCGGTAACATGTCCTGTCATATTATAAAATACATTTTTTTTAGATTCATTAAAATCTCTTTCTACCATATTATGTAAATATTGCCCCGAAAATTCTTGTAGGATTTGTCCTCCTACAAGTATTTTAACTTTTTTAATCATTTGCGTTCCTAAATTTTTAATCCATTTAAACTCATACGCTCTCCATTTTCCACCGTTTACACCCAAGCTTGGAGGATGAATTGGACTCCAAATATCGGGTAAGGTTACAACTAAATAGGTATCCATTAACAAATCACCATTACGTGGAACTTTGAAATTAAAAGTCGTCGGTTCACTCTGCTTTAAGATATGATTTCCATCAGGATGAATCTGGAATTTTTGTAATCCGAAATTAGTGTATTTAGCATAAACACAACTAAACATCGTTTTTGTTGGATTTCCATTTAATATAATATTTTGATTTCCATAAGCTATTAAATTTAATAAGCCACCTCCCATACTTTATTAATTAATATATTATTATTATATTATTATTATAATAAATTATTTAACCTTATTTATTATTAATATATATTCATTTGTATATTTGTTTTTTTTCATAGTTGTTATTTTTTCATAGTTGTTATTTTTTTATAGTTGTTATTTTTTATTCATATTTTATTATATCCTATTAATATACTACTACAACTAACCAAAATACAATATTTATAATATACAATAATGGCTGGTATAATAAATATGAAAAATATGCCCCAAAAAGGGAGTATAATTAAAATAACTGGAATTGCAATTACTGTATTAATCGTGTTTTTTATTATCTATTGGATCTACACCAAACTTCGGCTTAATCATACAAATTGTGCTAATATGAATAAGCTTTATAAGGAATTTCCGATAATACGTTCCATTAATCCTATCAATGAACAGTTTAGTCATAATCTCCGTGATTATTATATTAAAACGGCGTTTAATTGCTGTGCAGCTGGAGATTTTAAGAATGATTTTGTTAATGTATGTGCACTAAAAGACTGTATTAGACAAGGTGCCAGGTGTCTTGATTTCCAAGTTTTTTCAATAAATGATACGCCCGTAGTTGCTGTATCATCCCAAAAAGATTTTACGATTAAAGAGTCCTATAACAGTCTTGAATTTGCGGATGTGATTGAAATAATTACTGACTATGCTTTTTCAGGAAGCACGTGTCCAAATAAAGAAGACCCGCTGATTATTCATCTACGCGTCATGAGTAAGAATAAAGCGATTTATGATAAAATGGCGGATGTCCTCTACCATTATTTAGAACACCGATTATTAGGACGAGAACATAGTTATGAAAATAACGGCAAAAATTTAGGGTTAATGCCTTTAAAAGATTTGATGGGTAAAGTCATACTTATTGTTGATAAAACAAATGCGTTATTTGAAAATACGAAATTAGACGAGTATGTGAATATGGCATCGAATTCTATTTTTATGCGCGCATTACATATGCATGATGTGAAATATACCCCTGATATGCAGGAACTCATTGAATTTAATAAAAAAAATATGTCGATATGTCTTCCTGATTTATCAAAAAAATCAACAAATCCGTCAGCCGCAATTGCCGTGAAAACTGGGTGCCAAATGGTTGGAATGTGTTTCCAAAATTTTGATACGAATATGGAATTTTATGACCAATTTTTTGATGAAGCCGGTGCGGCTTTTGTATTGAAACCCGAATTATTACGCTACATTCCAGTGACTGTTCCTATTCCGGACCCTCCTCCTCCCGAATATTCTTACAAGGAGCGAAAAGTTGAATCTGATTATTATTCATTTAAAATATAAAGTATTATTCATTTATTCTTTCATTTTTAATGAAGCATAACTATTCGCAATGAAGCATAACTATTTTAAATTAACTATAATATTTATATTATTATAGTTAACAAAATCAAGTAATATATTAAGATGCAGTAATAGCACCGTTGATCCTTGAAAATCCCGTTACATAATAATTTGTACCATCACTAATTAATTCAACAGTATCACCTAATTCTGCATTAGTACCGAATAATATATTTGTCGCTGTTGAAACTGCTACTACACTATTGGATGTGGTGGAATTTAGTTGACATATAACACCGGATATATTAGTAGAAGTAGATGATATTGTTGTAACCCCGGTTCTATCTATTGCTATAAATTTGAATATAAGACCAGCAGTAGTAGGCGCAGGAAGTGTTATTGCAAGCGCTGTATTATAATTAAGCATAAAAACTTTTCCAGAATCAACTGCTGTTAATATATGAGGAGTCGCAGCTATTGTCTCTATTTCTTTCCTTACATTAGACATTTTATATATTATAATATATACTTTATATTTGTATATTTGTATATTATTATAATTATTTATTTAACCAATTAACCAATTAATTATTTGTATATTTATTTATTTATTTATTTATTTATTTATTTATTATATATATTATATAATGACGACACCATCTAAAATAGCAAATCAAACATTTCAAGAACGGGAATTAGAACTATTGCGGGAATCGGTGAACGATATCGAAACATCTACGAAAAAGAAAATTGCGCAATCGCCTGATTTGGCTAAACTAATTGCTATTTTAGAAGATTTTTTAAAAAAAAAAGAATTAATTTGTTATGGCGGGACTGCGTTAAATAATATATTACCGAAGAAAGACCAATTTTATAATAAAGAGATTGAAGTACCGGACTATGATTTTTATTCTTCAAATGCTTTAGAGGATGCCAAAGAATTAGCCGATATTTATTTGAAAATGGGGTATGATGATGTAGAAGCCCGAGCTGGAATGCATGTCGGCACATTTAAAGTCTTTGTGCATTTTATTCCTCTTGCAGATATTACCCAAATGGAACAAAAATTATTTGATGTAGTTAAAAAAGAAGCAATAAAAAAAAACGGTATTCTTTATGCGCCTGCGAATTTTCTGCGGCTAAATGTGTATAAGGAATTGTCGCGTCCGGATGGACAAGTTGATCGTTGGGAAAAAATATATAAACGGTTGCTTTTATTAAATAAATATTATCCGATTAAAAACAAAAAATGCGATGCGATTCAATTTATGCGCGAGTTTGAAGGCGATACTGAATTAGGCGACACCTTATATAAGGAAGTAAAAAATTCAATTATTGACCAAAAATTAGTGTTTTTTGGTGGATTTGCCTCCAGTTTATTTAAACAGTATTTACCAATTAAAGGAGATACGACTGTAAGACAAAAAAGAATAGGTGACAAAAAGAATACTATGAAAATTCCCGATTTTGATGCTTTATCGGAAAATCCCGAAAAGTCGGCACGTCTGATTAAAGAACGATTAGAAAAAAAAGGAATTAAGAATGTAAAAGTATATAAAAAAGCAGGGGTTGGAGAGATTATAGCTCCTCATTATGAGATTGCTGTGGATGGCGACTCGGTGTGTTTTATTTATAAACCATTAGGGTGTCATAGTTATAACACGATAACAATAGATAAACAAACCATTAAAATTGCAACAATAGATACGATGATTAATTTATTTTTAGCGTTTGTTTATGCCGACCGTCCTTATTATGACAAAGAACGTATATTGTGTATGTCAGACTATTTATTTATGATTCAGTCCAAAAACCGCTTAAAACAAAAAGGATTATTAAAACGGTTTACAAAAACATGTTATGGAACCGAAACGACAATACAAACAATTAGAGAGAATAGAGCGAAAAAATTTAAAGAATTAAAACCGCTACGAAATAAAGGAAGCAAGAAATATGATGAATATTTTTTAAAATATACACCAGGAGATAAAAGCACACAAAAACGCCAAAACGCAAAAGCATGCAAACGCAGTAGCACAAGCAAACGCAGTAGCACAAGCAAACGCAGTAGCACAAGCAAACGCAGTAGCACAAGCAAACGCAGTAGCACAAGCAAACGCAAAAATAAAACTAAAAAACAAAATTGGCTTTTATCAATATTTAATTAGATTTATATTTAATTAGATTTATATCTAATATTATAAGATATAAGGTATAGCGTGAATGAAAGAAGAAAATGAAAGAATAGAAATAGGGGATGTAACAAAACAATCAATTATTGATACGATAATAGAGCCCTATTATACTAAATTTATTTCAAATACAATTAAAGGAAAACAATTATGGCGTAAAATAGGGATTGTATTAGAAACTGTTTCTAAAACAATGGTAGCAGCAGGTGGTATTCTTAGTTTTTCAGCCGGTTATTATCACGATGATACATTAAGTTTTGTTTCAGGAAGTGTATCTTGTTTAAGTTTAGCTTTATTGCAATTATCTTCATTTAGTTATAAAGAAAATAAAAAACAAGGACAAGAATTAAATATTATTTTAAAAAAATTAAATTTAGATACGGTTCCAACATTATATAGAAATGTAAATGAAACATCAGTATTACAAAATGCATCATCGCCGCCGCCACCGCCACCACCACAGTCACCGTATCAGCCACCACCACGAACACCATCACCACCACCACCACGAACACCACCACCACCACAATTAAATGATACTGTTCCATATGTGGTGCATCATATTGTGCCTAATGATATAAATACAAACAATACGGATTATTTAAATAATATAATTAATAAAATAAATTATTTACATGAATTAGAAAAATCGATATTGATGAGAGAAAAAAAAATAAATAATTATATGAATGCTGATGTATATCGTTCAAATTCACGTCCTATGGTAATTTCTACATCAAACTCATCTTTTGAAGAATTATTATCTGACCAATCTGACCTATCTGATGATTTAAGTAATATTAAAGTCAGTTATGTATAATAAATTATAAAAAAAATATGCTTATTCATATTTAAATAGTCATAATGGGACTTGAACCCACGACATCCGCTTTATTAGAACGGCGCTCTAACCAACTGAGCTATATGACTTACTTAATAAAGCAATACAATGATTCATATATTGCTTTATTATACTATTATGCATTCGGCAATATCGTATAAAAACCCATAAATGGAATTCATAATTCCATTATAAATTAATGACTGTCTAATAGATAAAGGAATATAGTTTTTTAAAATAATTAAATATTCAATTAATGTGAATAAAAAAACACTCATAGTCTCTCTTCCTCTAAATAATAAAATATCCAAATAAGATCGTTTTGAAATATAAATACACATATCAGACCGTCCATTGGTAAAAAAATCATTTGCGTCCGCAACGCCAGACAATAATCGATAGTGTATGTTTTTTTCCGATTTTAAAATAAAAGCTTTGGAGCATTTTTTAAAGGTAATTAATTTGATAAGTAAAGAATCGGATGAATTTTTAAACACATAAGGAATAATGCCGTCAATATACCATTTATTGCATCTTGGGTGTCCATCAATAATATAAGGAATATGTATGGTTCGCATTAAACATTTAATTAAATGTGCTTTATTTTTAAAGTTTGAAACAACTTTTTGTTTATTCTTACGTGTATCGTAATAATTAATAAATAATTTATTGTTTAGTGTGTGACGAATTTGTTGCGATGATGAAGACTCACCATTTTCACCATTTTCACCATTTTCATTATTATTTTCTGGAAAAAGTTCGTTTACTATATCATAAATAGTAGTGTGTATATGCCCAAATGATAAATTTTGTTTAAATGTTTGCATACTTTTTTCAAGATAATTTAATATTGAAACGTTGCATCCACAGATATACCATAATGCAATAAGAGCGCCTGCACTACAACCTGATATTTGGTTAATTTTTATAATATTTTTATTACTTAATTCTTTGATGTATAAAGCAACACCAGCAGCAAAACCACAATTAAATACACCACCATCAAATATGAGATTTAAGATTTTTGGGATTTGCGATTGTTCTATATTTTGTATTAAAGCTTTTATGTATTCTTGCATAAGAGAAGTGTTATTGATTTGGTTTATATTTTCATCTGTAATCGTCGTCGTCATTAATAATTTTAATTTATTGTTTATAAATAAGAATTAAAAAAATAATTAAGAGTTTAATTTTATTTAAAAAATGTTTGATATTTCTATTTAATTAATAGTAATATCAAAAATATTGGGTTATAATGTATAAAGAATAAGGTATATGAATTGTATAATGAAATTAAAAATTAAATACCCAAATTTTGAATACTTTTTGTCATTAAATAATATATACCGCCAAATATAGCGCTATTAAAAATAAATCCTGCTAAACTATGATTACCGTCACTGTTAAACAAAGAGGGTAAATATCTAAATAGGGTTTTATGAAAAATAGGTAATTGAAAAATAAAATATAATACTGAAATCAAAATAGGTATTTGTAATTCATTGTATAGTGTATCTAAAGAATCTGTTTTTTGTTGTTTTCGTGCATTTTCTTGAATAATATCTTCACTTGTTTGATGATTAAAAATATAATCTTGATCCCCTTGGTCTTTTTCATTTACATTTTCCTGAGTAGGAATATAATTAGGTTGTGATCTTTTATCCATTACATGCTGTTCTTGATTTTGTGGAACATCGCGTATTGATAACTTAGTCATACCCTCTGCAGATTTTAGTCCCGACATTAATTCTTTTACACCCGATTGATCAAATTTCGTTGATGTTTGCATTTGCTGTTGTTGTTGTTGTTGTGGCTGCATTTGCTGTTGTTGGTGTGGTTGCATTTGTTGTTGTTGTTGTTGTTGTTGTGGCTGCATTTGTTGTTGTTGTTGTTGTTGTGGCTGCATTTGTGGTGGTGATTGTTGTTGTGATTGTTGTAATGGTTGAGCATTGGGTGATTGAGACGACATAGGCAAACTGTCTATACTGGTTGTTCCGTTGTTATCCATGATTATTAATATAATAGTTTGATTTATATCCTAAATAACTTACGCAAAAGAAACTATTTTTTTATTTTTTTTTTCATTTGCCTTGCTGCAAGTTATTGCTTTATGTTTAAATTGATAACATTGATTATTGTGCTTATAGGTGTTTTTAGATATTTCATCTATTGGCGGACCCTTAAAATCAATGCAATCATCGTTATTTTTACAGTTTTTTCTAAATAGGCTTGCAAAACCTAAACCTAAAATAACTGATATTAATATTTTACCCGTAGGTGTGTATATGGATTTTATGATATTTAAAAACATTCAACAATGATATTATACAATGATATTATACAATGATATTATTAGTAATATGAATCTTATATTATAATTATAATATTAAACTTGGATTGGAATTGTTTTAATTAATTTTTGATTTGAAGGACAATTCACATTTACTGGAACATAATGAAAACAATTAGATGCTTTATCTTTATATTCAGTTTGGGCTGCGTTGTCGGGTGTTGGATATACAATTATTTCCGAAGTAAGTGGTTTATTAAAATATAAATATAATAATCCAACAATAACACTAATAAAAAAATACTTGAACGATAAATGCTTAAATATCATATTTTATATAATAAATGTATATTATTAAGATATGATATTTAATTATGATGATTTAGTTGTTATACAACTTAACATAATTATAATATAAATATAAATAAAATGAATTATTTACGACCGCTTGGCGGCCTTGCGCTTGGAAGATCTGCGCTTGGACGACTTGCGCTTAGAGGCGGTGCGCTTAGCGGCAGTGCGCTTGGAGGAACGCTTGGAGGCAGAACGCTTGGAGGCAGAACGCTTGACGCGGGATGAACGTTTTTGTGTGACAGACATTTATATATATAACATATATAAAAATTTTATTTTGAGAGTAAATTAAAATATATATTTAATTGTTCTAAATCCCTAAATTTCCTAAACTATAATTCTTATAAATATAATTCTTATAAATATAATTCTTACAAATATAAGAATTATAAATATAAGAATTATAAAATTTAAAACATTGCCTTGTCAGCAGACATCATACTACTTGAATATCCGCCACCAGTCTTGCGCTTGGAAGATCTGCGCTTGGATGACTTGCGCTTGGATGACTTGCGCTTGGATGATTTACGCTTGGATGATTTACGCTTGGATGATTTACGCTTGGAAGATCTGCGCTTGGAGGCAGAACGCTTGGAGGCAGAACGCTTGGAGGCAGAACGCTTGGAGGCAGAACGCTTGGAGGCAGAACGCTTGGAGGCAGAACGCTTGACGCGGGAAGAACGTTTTCGTGTGACCGACATTTATATATATATATATATAACAATAATATAAAATTTTATTTTGAAAATTAAATTAAAAATATAGTTAATTAGTCAAAATCACTAAATTTCCTAAACTATAAGAATTATATAAATGGTCTAAATGTTCTAAACGTATAAAAAACATCAACAAAATTATACGAAATAATTAAAAAAAAAGGTAAATATTTATAAACGCAAATATTCTAAATAATATTATTGCTAAATAAATACTTGTTAAATTAAATAATAATAATAATAATAATAATATGTAGTTTAGTAAAATTTATTAAATAAGTAATTATTATTAAATATAATAATAATATTTTATATAGAAATATATAAGAATGACATTAATTGATAAAATTAAAAATGAAAGAAATAATAAAAAACATGGGAAAAAAACAACAAACGATTGGAAATCATTTTCAATATATGTTTTTTTAAGTTTAATTGCATCTATTCTTATGAGTGCTGTAGGTGCAAATTATATATTTTTAACGAATTTAACACCTGAATTAAAAGAGAAATTAATACCAACAAAAATGCAAAATGAAGAATTGGGTGGATTTTACAAACCTGCTAAAGGAGGAGGTGAGTCTTCGGTTTGTAATATAAATCCTGGTTCTTTTAAAATTCCTGGATTAGGTTCAAATTGGCCCTACAGCATGTATAAAGATAAAATAATACCCGGATTTATTCAGAGTTTTAAAAATTGGATTGCAAAATTAACTGCAACATCGTTTATAAGATATCGTAAATTATTAAGTAATTGGATAAGTATGACGTCAGGATTTCATAATTTTATAAAAATGGGTATCATTGGTCCATTCACCTTAGCGTGTTTTCCTATCGTATTTATGGTTGGGTTTTTAATTACATTTTTGAGTGCGTTCGAAACAAGTATATTATGGAGTTTCTTTGGGATATTCTTATTATACATTTGGCCGATTTTAAATGTAATTCCTTTTATACAAACAATTCAATACATATTACTATTTACATATACACCACTTTATAACAATTTTAATGATATTAAAAAGGTATTTAATTGTAATATTAATTTAATTTCTTTATTATTCGGATTATTTGTATGTATTTCTTCTTATTTAACACTTGATATAACTACAACTACAATAACGACGATTATATATGCTGTATCGGCTATAGTATCCATCATTTAATACTCCTCCATTATCTGATAAAGAAAAAGATAAATATAAATATAATTTCTAAAATAGTTAAAGGTAAATTATTAATATATTTATACTACATAACAATAATTATTTAATATAATCCAATTAAATAATTAACAATGAATAATTTATCATATCTCGATAAGCACCTTATTGCGGAATCATTTCCTTTTGTTGAACTTTCTTATGATAAAGATATAAGTTATAAGAAAGTTTTTATTAATACTAATAAATTACAAGAATCCAGTCCATCATTTAATAATAATAATAATAATAATAATAATAATATTTACATGATTATTCCAAAAGGCGGAAAAGCCTTTTTATGGTTTACGTATTGGAATAATAAACCTGTATGTATATCCCTGCCTTTAACTTCAAATAATACCCAAATAAATATTAATAAAATCAATATCCAATCAGCGTGTTTTTCATCTGAACTATCTTTACAAACAATTGTATATGGAACATTATTTACCGTTACAAATAACACTATAAATAACACTACAAATAACACTACAAATAATAATAATAACAATAAAGAAAATATAATTAATAATTTTAGTTGTGAAAATATTTTTTATTATAAAGGAACAGCTGTATCAAGAAAATATGGTATGACCAATAAATTATTATTATTGGGTAATTTATTTAAAAATAATGAAATTAAACAAAAATCTTATACAAACCCACATTTTATTATTGGGCTTCCTATTATAAATAACTATTCATACAATGCGGTTGTTTCTATTTTAAAAGCCCTACCCTATCCGGTGTATGGTATTAAACTAATAAATCCATTAAAGGATAAAGAAAATTTACCAAGTGTGTATATTAATTATTTAAATACCAATGCGCCTGCTTTTGTGCCTGCTCCGCTTGTGCCTGTACCTGCTCCGCTTGCGCTTGTGCCTGTGCCTGCTCCGCTTGTGCCTGCTCCGCTTGTGCCTGCTCCGCTTGTGCCTGCTCCGCTTGTGCCTGCCAAACATATTCATAAAAAAGGAAATATAATTGAAGGATTTTTTAAAGTAAAGGCTGGTATAAGTGAGGATAATTATGAATTATATTGTTATGATAGTTCGTGTTCATACAATGACCCATGTGGTGTAGCCTTAATATCTACATATAAAAAGAGCGTATTAATGAATAATATATTTAGAAATATTAAAGAAAATAAAAATTTGGATTTATTAGAAGAAAGCGATAACGAAGAAGAATTTGAAAATATTAATATAGATAAATTTGTGGATATTAATAAAATTATTACTATGCGTTGTGTTTATAATAGACGATTTAAAAAATGGGAGCCGATTGAAGAAATTAATGAAAAATATGTAAATAAAATTAAATTAATTACACAAAAGGAATTACACAAATTTTATTAAAAGAATCAAAAGAATTAAATAAAAACAAATCAAAAAAATAATTATAATAATATTATAATATAATATTATTATATATAATGGATAATTATGCTTCGTCAGGTTTAGAAAATAAAGGTCAGATACCTATGCATGAGACAAATAATGTACAAAATGTAGGATTATATTCATCGTCAGCTGTTCCGTCTGTAAGAGATTATTGTTCGGCAACAGGTGCTGATAAATTTGTTAAAGCTGGCCCGGTTCAATCCATGATTATTCCTAAGTCTGAACTTACTCCTCAACCTAAACAGTCGGGTGGTTATTATTATCAGGAAGGTACTGTTAACCCTATTACTGGAACGAGCGCAGGTCATGGTATAATTAAAACAGGTAATCATAGTACTCCTTATACAGTATCTGATTCTACAAATAAGGTAGGTGGTAAATCCAAAAGACGTAGCCGCCGAACCTTTAAAAATATGAAGAAACGCATGAGTTCAAAGCGTAAGAGCATGAAGAAGTATAAAGGCGCGGGGCGTAAAAGTATGAAGCGTAAAAGTATGAAGCGTAAAAGCATGAAGCGTAAAAGTATGAAGGGTAAAAGCATGAAGTATAAAAGCATGAAAAAGAGTATGAAATCAAAAAGATTTAATTTACAACGCAAAATATCCAATTATACCAAAGGTATTAAAAATAAAACTAAAAAAATTAAATTGAATTTTAAAAAGCGCCGTAGTTACCGTGGGGGTAATTCAACGCCCATGTTTATCCAAGAATTTAATACTAAATTATCTCCCGATGAAAGTATGTTGGCGTTACCCACACCTTTAACCCGAACGATTCGTAATTGTAACCCACTTAATTAAATTAGTTTAATTCCTCTATTATTATTCATATTCATATTATTATTCATATTATTATTCATATTATTATTCATATTATTATTCATATTATTCAGCTTTTTATTTTAATTAAACATTTTCCTTTTAAAGCACCTTCATCATTTTTTTCGTTTTTACTCGTTGATGAGAGTGTATCCCATTTATTCTGTTCATATAAGTTACTATTTGTATGAACAATTTTATATTTATTACTAACGTAATATTTCTTTCGCTTTAGCCATTGTTGACGAAATACATTATGCGTATCTATGATATCAATCACCAATGGGCGTTCATGTTTAACGCGTAAAATCCGTCCAACGGCTTGTGTAATATCGGTTCGGGGTGTCGCTAAAATAAGAGTGGTTAACGTTTTAATATCTAATGCTTCCGCCGCCATCGCATAAGTGGCAATAATAATTTTACACAATTCGGTTTTTTTTAATTCGGCATCTTTCATACCGCCGACATAATAGCCAACCGTTTCAATCTTTCTATCTTTAATCGCATCATGCAAATATTCTAATACATTTTTATTATGGGCAAGAATCATAATCTGTTGATCCTTTTTTTCTTTTAATTCATTTTCTATTACTTTTAAGATGAACTCGCTTCTATGATTAAATGTGCATAATTTAGAAATCATTGTGCTATATGCCGGATTCCCCCTATAATCATAATCCGTTTTATTAAACTCGTCATTATTGGTAATAAATTCAATTGCTTTTACTAAAACCGAGTCATCGCCTTCTCTTTTTTCATGGTAAATAATATCACCTAAAAACATTTTAAATACTTTAGTAAGACCGTCTTTTCGTTGCATGGTTGCACTTAAGCCTAAAGTATAAAATGTGCTGATTTTTTGTAAAGACCGACTAAATACTTCGGATGAGATATGATGACATTCGTCGACAATAGTAATACCAAAACTTAAGAACATATTGTCGGGATACTCTTTCATTGAAAGCGATTGAAGCATGCCGATAACAATATCTTTATTTTCAATATCAACGATTTTCCCTTGAATCCGTCCAACTTTGGCGGATGGTAAAAATTGTGCGATTCGTTCAATCCATTGATCGGCTAAAAAACTTTTATGAACAATAACCAGTGTCTTTTTTTTTAATTCAGAAATAATTTTACAGGCAATAACCGTTTTACCACGTCCACATGGGACTTCTAATAATCCACCGCCGCCATAAGCAACACCATTATCATTTATTTTTGTTGCTGTTTTCATAAATATATTTACGATATTCGTTTGATAATCTCTCAACTCGCCATCAAAAGGAATATGAATATCATCCCCTTTTGCTAAACGTATTTCATCGGGTTCGCCATAAGTATCCATTCCAAAATGTCTTGGAATATATAATTTATTTGGGGATTCGCGGTAAATCGGAAACGAAGGTGGTTGGATTGGAGATTTAGGAATGTAGGGACGAACAAATAATTCTTCTTTAATAGCGGTTTGTTCTTTTAAATCCATGCATTCTTTATAAATTGAATATCCTTTTTGTCCCAAATAAGAGGATACTTGTGTCAATGGTTTTGGTTTAGAATCATTTAGTAATTCTTTATTTTGCATTGTCGTATAGAGATTTTATGGGTTGTTTATTTGGTATCCTAATATGATATAAATGATGTAATAATATATTTATTTTAATTTTATATTTATATTATATTTATTTAACAATTTAACAATTTAATAAATTAACAATTTTACCTTCTTTGAATAAATAATAATATATGAATATGATATATATATAAAATGTTTGGTATTCGTAGTTTTAATTCATTATTAAATTTAATAAAAACAAATAAATTGTATACTTTAGTATTATTAATGGTGATCGCAATGTTCGGTCATTATTTTTATACGTTTAATGGGACGCCGCCATCTTATAAAAAGATAAAAAACAAATTTAATTCTTTAAAGAAAAAAATGAATATTAAGAATAAAATGAATAACAAAAAACCAAAAGTCAGTGAAGAGATTTTAACATTAAATGATTTACCGATAACATTAGAGGAAGAAGTCATTACTAAGATGGCGCCTCCTGTTTTTATCGACGAGCCTACTAAGGCAAATTATGAAGCAGTATTATCGCCTAATCATAATGCATCCCCTATATAATTATCCTTTTTAATAATGCAACGCATCTTTTAAACCTTTGAACATTTAAAATACCAGGACGGATTAATTCTGTATTATAAAATATAATATTTGTATTTTTTATGTAATTTCTATATTTAAAATACAAATATTATATTTTATAACATACTATAATATAATATATGAAAGAAACTATTATCAAAATAGAAAAAGGACCTTTTCCAAAAAAGTATACAGCCTATGTAGAACATAAAAAAACTAAAAAACAAAGAAAATTACATTTTGGTGATAGTAGATACGAACAATACAAAGATAGAACAAAATTACAATTATATAAAAAGAAAAACCATAATACACGAAAAAGATTACAAAATTATTATTCAAGGCATTCAGGGACTAAAAACCGTAAAACCGCAATTACTAAAGAAATTAAAAAAAGTGATGGTTATTATACGCCAAAAATATTAAGTCATAAATACCTTTGGTAATTTAGAACCCATAAAACAATATATTTGTTTACAGCATTGAAGATTTAAACCCGCGCCCTTTACCTTTATATAATTAATGTTTTATTTTATTCTCTTTATTGATTATAATAAAATCATATTATATTATTTTATATTATATATTATATTATATTATAATGCGTAAAACCAGAAGTCGATATGGTGGAAATCCGCCGACACCTCCTCCTCTTCCTCCTACTGTTAAGTATACTCCGGAACATATAGCACAGATAAAGAAATACGAAAAAGCTTGGATAAGCTTTTGGAATAACCAATTTAATGAAGAATATGCACATCTTCCATTAGTCCCTATGGGTTCTCCTAAAAAGAAGTCTAAGAATGGTGGCAAGAAATCTAAAACCCATAAGAAATCTAAAACCCATAAGAAATCTAAAACCCATAAGAAATCTAAAACCCATAAGAAATCTAAAACCCATAAGAAAATGACGATTATGAATAAAAAATAAAAAAAATAAAATAAATAAAAAATAAAATAAATAAAATAAAAAAAAAAATAAAATAACAAATTTAAATATACAAATATATAATATATATTTAAATTGAATTAAATATTAAATGTGAATAATTGTAATACATACTTCTTCTTACAATAATACAATAAACAAATCCAAAATGGATCTTGTGCAAAGAAAATTATTAAAGTCAGAATGGAATAATATTGAAATTCCTGTAGCAGACAAAGAATTAAAAGTTATTGATTTAATTAAAGCAGGTTATCATGATGTAAACATTCGTAAAAATTATACACAAACATTAATTAAATATATGAAAGTAAAATCATCAAATGCGATTGATAAATATATTTATACCCAATATGTTCAACCATTATTATTAACTCTTGCCAAAAAACATAAATTACAAATTAATGTGGTTGACGGAACAAATAAATTAATGAAAAAGGCAGATATTATACGGTTTCAAAACACGGATAAACAATTAAATGAACATAAACAAACTATCTTTGAATTTATTGTATTAGAATTATTAAATAAATTATATGAATCTAAAAATCAAAATCAATCTAAAAATCAAAATCAATCTAAAAATCAAAATCAATCTAAAAATCAAAATCAATCTAAAAATCAAAATCAATCTAAAAATCAAAAATGGGTATTTTATTATTATACTTTAAAAACATTATTTTCATACACAATTGAAAGTTGTAATGAATTATTTAAAACATATATTGTTAAATTATTAAATGAATTAGATAATGAGGTTACCCCAAAAATGTTAGTAGAAAATGGACATGAATTAATAGAATTAAATGAAAATATTCTTAAATATTCAGATGAAACGCTATATGACCATCAAAAAAAATTATTTACGCTATGTAAAAATTCATCTCCAAAATTAATTTTATATATTGCGCCAACAGGAACGGGTAAAACTTTATCGCCAATTGGACTATCCGAATCCCATCGCGTGATTTTTGTATGTGCTGCAAGACATGTTGGGCTTGCATTAGCAAAATTTGCGGTATCATCTAATAAACGCATCGCATTTGCATTTGGATGTTCTGACACAGACGATATTCGGTTGCATTATTCGGCCGCAAAAGAATATACAAGAAATAAAAAAACAGGCGGTATTAGTAAAGTGGATAATTCGGTTGGAGATAATGTTGAAATAATGATTTGCGATATTAAATCCTATTTACCAGCAATGTATTATATGCTTGCATTTAACCCCAAAGAGAAAATTATTATGTTTTGGGATGAACCCACTATTACGATGGATTATGATACACACGAATTTCACGATATTATTAAAAAAAATTGGAGTAATAATTTAATCCCAAACGTAGTCTTATCGTCCGCAACGTTACCTCACAAACAAGAATTACAAGATGTTATTATTGATTTTAAAACCAACTTTGAGGAGTCGGAATGTTATGAAATCATTAGCCATGATAGTAAAAAAACAATTCCTATAATTAATAAAAATGGCTATGTAGAAATGCCGCATTATTTATATAATGAAACCCAATATGATAATGTTTTAAATGTAGTTGCACATTGTAAAAAAAATAAAACGTTGTTGAGATACATTGACCTTGCTGAAGCAATTAAATTTATTATGTGTGCAAACAAATCTCTAAACAATAGCGATAGCGACAGTGATAGCGACAGTGATAGTGATAGTGATAGTGATAGTGACAGTGATAGCAAAGATAAAATTGATAATGTCTATTTTAAATCTAACCGATACAAATTAGAAAATAATTTTTCAACATTTTCATCGGTTAATATGTCGTCAATCAAAGAATATTATTTAGATTTATTAGGCAATATTAAAAAAGAAGCGTGGCCAAAACTGTCTAAAGAATTAATCAAAATGCGTACCAAAAAAATGGATTCGAATATAAATATTGTTACAACAGATGCTTATACTCTTACGGATGGACCAACTATATTTTTAGCCAATAATATTGAAAAGGTTGCACTGTTTTATATACAATCCGCAAATATTTCTGATAGCATTCTAAAAGAAATTATGACGCAGATTGATGCAAACACTAAATTAAATAATAAAATCATGGTAATGGAAAAAGATTTAGAAGATGGAACTAAAAAAGATGAAAATAAAGAGAAAAAAATGACGGAAGGACGTGTCGATCCGGAAATGAAAAAGTTAATGCTTAAAATTGAACAAACCCGATTAGGTGTTAAAAGTGTTTTTCTTAATCCAAAATATATTCCGAATACAAAAGAACATATTAAAAAATATATGAAACCTTCTTTGCAAGAGAATTATTTTAATAATATTGACGAGATGAATGAAAATGATAATGATAAAAATGAAAAAAGACAATTTAGTTGTGATATTTCTGAACATATGGTGGAACAAATTATGCTGGTAGATGATATTAGTGATATGTGGAAATTATTATTACTGATGGGTATTGGCGTATTTGCGACCCATAAAAGTGATAGGTATACTGAACTAATGAAAACTCTTGCTCAAGAACAAAAATTATATATGATAATTGCTTCAACGGATTATATTTATGGAACAAATTATCAATTTTGTCACGGGTATATTAGTAAAGATTTAGAATCAATGAGTCAAGAAAAATGTATTCAGGCGATGGGACGGGTTGGTCGGAATAAAATGCAACAGGATTATAGTATTCGTTTTCGGGATGATGATCTTATTTTAAAATTATTTAACCATGAAAAAGATAAACCGGAAATTAAAAATATGAATTTATTATTTGTAAAAGAATGAAGAATATTTTTAAAATATTATTTATTCGTTATCAATATATATTTGATATGATATCACCTATTTAGTTTGGTCATTATAAATTATATAGCAGGTTTCATATACTCTATTTCATTATATTTAACATTTAATTCATTTTCTTTAAACAATGTTTTTACAAAATTAAAAAGTCTTTTACCACTGTTATATTTACCATAATTTTGTATAAACCATTCACGTGGAGTATATTCGTTATTATTTAATTTTTTCATAAATTTATCAAGAACAGGTTCAAACTCGGTATCAATTGTATCGGGGTCAAAAAACTCGCCAGTTTGTTCTGAGACATAATGCCAACCACCAAGTATTTTTTTATTCATTAATATTGGAAGATTAAAACACATTGCTTCACTAACGGTTCGGGGAGAGGCATCAACCTCGCTACAGGTTAAAATAAATTTACATTTATTAAAACTCTTAATAAATTTACTATAGTTCATTTTATCAGTTTGTTCCATTAATTGGTGACACGTTTGAGGTATTTCACAATTAATACGTCCAACTAAAAGACCTTTTAATTTATATTTTTTACACATCACGTCTATTAATTTCTTTGCAATGTCAAATCTACGAATGTGTGATTGCCAGCCAGAAGGACAATCTTTATCGCCTTCTTTTTTATCACCATCTTTTAAACAAATGTAAATAAAATCGTATTCTTTTTTAACCTTAGGGTCAGGTAAATGCTGTTCGTAATTTGCAAAATCGCTTTCGGCTAATTGAATACGTGGAAATCCTTCTTTCATCCATTTTTTATTATTTTCCTCTCTAAAAACACTGCACCAACCTTTGGTTAAATCAAAATAATCGTATGTATAACATTTATGTTTAGGGTCGTGAAGTGGGTCACTTTTATTACTAATTGGTCCAGGAAATTCACTATAACTGCTTAAACCAAGAAAACGATAACCTTTATTTTTATAGTCATTGTAATTCATTTCACAATCATCTCTGTAAAAACTATGAGTTATAAAGATTATATTAGTTTTAACTTCACTCCCATCTTTTTTCACTGCTTGTAAATTTAAAAAAGGTCTCTTTACAGTTTCGGCTTTTGAACTTTTATCAAAAGCGATATTAAAGTAATTATTAACAAAATATTTATAAATATAATATAAACTAATTATGAGTACCAATAATGTAATTAAATATAGTATTCTATTTTTATATCTATGCTTAATAGTAGGTAATTTTTTATTTATTAATTTTTTAATTTCATTAACTGAATATAGTTTTGTCATTTTTTAATAATTTAATAGTTAAAAATGTATTATTTATTATTTAATATTGTATTATATACATATATATATATATATATATATTTATAAAATAAATATTAAATTATTGTATAAATTATTGTATTGTATTAAAGCAAATTTTATGATTGAGGTATCATAAATTAATTAATTAATAATAAAGATTCATTATGGTGCGCGTATAGTAGTGTTACATCGCAATTAATAACAACTGAAAAGCAGAATTTGGAATTTTTTATTATTAGATAATTAAATTTAATAGAATATTTTTATTTTATTAAATGCATATATAAATATAATATATATATATATATATGTATCCATCATTAAAATCTATTAAAAAATATATAGTTCCATTATTGGATAATCCAAATGAAGTTTGTTTATATTATAATAACACCAATGATAATTGGGATAATGGAACATATTCATCCAATCCAAATAATTGTACGCATTCACACGGATATAGAAAAATTATGGGACATACACATCCCAAAAGAATTTCAGTTCACAAACAGGAAGTGAATTATTATCCTTCTTATGAAGATATAACTTATCCTATATATAATAGTGTTAATCAAACCAATTATATAGTAACTCCTATTGGATTATTTATAGCAACATATGAATTAACCGATTATAATTTTAATATAACTAAAGAACTACGTGACCTATATTCTACAAATATAAATCAACTATTTTTTCCAATTCATACTATATTAATTAATATGAGAAACAATTTATCTCTTAGTGAGATTAGTAAAGAATTAACGCCTAATATAATACTATATATAAAAGGGATATGTACAAATATAACAGAATATGTTAATACTAATATTTTAATAAATTTTCCAAGACAAGATTATAATTTATCATATATTGATATAAATCAAATAAATAAATTATCAGGAGGACGAAAAGTTAAGACGAACCGGACTAAACGGACGAAACGCACGAAACGAAAAAATAAAACCCATAAAACAGAGAAGAATCGGTTAATAAAATATTTACTAAGAAAGCATAAATAATTTATTGAAGTATTTCACGTGTTTTAATACATGATTTATCAATTTGCATTGTTTTACATTTTTCTTCTTGTGGAACTATTTTAATAATACCTTTTCCTTTTTTCCATAGAGTGATTCAGTACATCCTTTTTCTAATATCTTTCTTAATGGCTTTTTTATTCGTTTTTTTATTATTATTTTTTCTAATGGCTTTTTTATTCGTTTTTTTATTCGTTTTTTTATTCGTTTTCTTATTTTTCTTTGCTTTTTTAACCGTTTTCTTATTCTTATTTGTTTTCTTATTTTTCTTTGCTCTTTTAACCGTTTTCTTATTCGTTTTTTTAACTCGTTTTCCACCTTCCAAAATAGGTTCTAAACGGTAAACATATCCATTATCCCCCAAATCACAATGGGTATCACTCACCACATTTCCGTTATATTTCACAATTGATTTACTGACAAAATATTTTAAAGCAGTACTATCTTCTTGAACTAATTTGAATTTCTTTGGCTCAGGTATAGGTCCATCCCATAACCATTCGGGTTTCCGAACATAATATCTCGATGCTGTTCCGAATTGAACATATTCAACTGAATCATTAAAATCCACTCCGGGTCTAAAAGCTAATGGTACTGTCCCTGACTCACGGACTTTATCCATAATTGCTTGACTACATTCATAAAATCCTTTATAATCGTTTTCTCTTAAATTAAATTCCTCTTTTAAATTTGCGGTTTTTTTCATATCACTTAATGATGCACATTCATAATTATCACTACTTCCTGGAGATTGAATTAAAAAATGATTTGGATTTGTTAAATAGTCTGTAATTTTGATATCATAAGGTCCAAACGGCCAAAAACATTTATCTTTATTTGATAAACCTTCGGGTGCTTCGTCATAATCTTCATATTCATCTTCCTCATCTTCCACTTCCTCCGGTTCATCTCGATCGTATAAACCAATATTTTGATATGGATTATATATGCTTATATTTTCATCTTCCGCCGCTTCCGCCGCCTCTTCGGCGCTTATAAAGTGGCCGTCATCTCCGATAATAAATATATCTTCAAATTCTAAATCTCCTTCAAATTTAATAGTACTTGTGTCACTATCTTGTAGAGTATTATTGCCTGATTGTCTTCTATGTTGATTTTTAAATAATGTTTCTCCAAAACGAATATCTTTGAATGTACATTCGGATATATAAAAATTGTCAAAAATAGATTGATCGAATGTCGTATAACTTACCTCAACACGAATGAACTCGATTTCTTCCAATAATAATTGTATAAAATCGCACCCATTTATACTTGAATCTATAAAAGATGAATTTTTAAATAGGGGATACGGTTCTTCGTCGTCATTCTCATATTTTTTGAAAAAAAGCGTTCGTTCAAAATTTGTATTTCTAAATATGGCATTTTCTATAATACACCCAATGAACCTGGAAAGATTAATTTCGCTGCCCTCGCCCTCGCTGCCCTCAAAGGTAATATTATTCATATTACATTTAATAATTTCACATTCAGTAAAATTACTACTTGTAAATTTGCAATCATTAAACCTGGTATCATTGAAGGTTGAACTTACAAAACCTACTCCCTCTCCTGTAGCCATAGATAAATTGGCTCCGAGAAAGAATGCCGAATTAATCTCCACATTAAAAAAAATACATTTTTGTAAACTTGCATTCTCAAAGCTAACGCCATGCATATCAATTTTAAAAGTACTATTTTCTAAATCAGCATTATCTAATGAACAATCAATTAAATTTGGTGTATTTTCGAATGTTCTATTACGCAAATCTACCTTACCACGTGCAGATTCGTCGGTATCACTAACCAATCTATATTTCAAAGTTCCATCATTTATTTTTTTTACGATTTCTTCTATAGTAATATTCATTTATAGTATATTATAATATTATAATATTATCACAAAAATATTTAAAAGAAAAATGAAAGGTTCCTAATACAGGAAATATGCATTACTTAATATGGGAATTGCTAAAGTTAGCAGAAGCAAATGGCGAGCTTGCCACATTAACTCGTCATATTTGCTAATTTATTTTCAAGGTTATATATATATATATATATATATAAAATAATATACTCCTTTAAAATAAGTAAATATTTTTTTTATAATGACATTAAGAATAGGAACAGATTGTAGTGGCATAGAAGCACCAATTGAAGCAATAAAAAAAATATGTAAAGCATATCCGAAATTAAATTATAAACATGTTTTTTCTTCGGAAATAGATGAATATGCAATAACTTATATTAAAGATAATCATAATCCTGAAATTTTGTATAATGATATGCAAAAAAGGAATACAAAAGAACTTCCAAAATTGGATATATATGTAGCAGGATTTCCTTGCCAACCTTTTTCAAGAGCAAATAAATTTAAAACTGATGTTGATCCAAGATTAAATCTATTTAAAAATTGTGTAGATGTAATAAAAAATAGTAACCCTGACTTATTTATATTAGAAAATGTAAAAACACTGGTAACCTTAGATAATGGATCTTATTTTAATAAAATTTTAAAACAATTGGAAGATATAAATAGATACAATATACACTGGAAAGTATTAAATACAAAAGATTATGGTATTCCACAATGCAGAGAGAGATTATATATAATAGGAATAAACAAAAATAAAGCCAAACAACAAGATTTTTCTTTTCCCAAAGAAATAAAAATGAAAAATTTAACCGATTTTATTGATACTGAAAATGTAACTAAAAAAGAAATAAAAGAGAGCAATAAAGAATTATTTAAAAATATACCCAAAAATTCGGTTTTTATTGATATTGGGTTTAGAAAAGCAAAATATCCTAATTCTGATAAATGGGCTCCATGTATTACCGCCCAGGCAAATATGTGGTGTGTGCCGATGCAACGAAAAGCATCAGTTAAAGAATATTTAATGTTACAAGGTTTTCCTACAAATGTTAAACAAACAATTTCTGACCATCAAATGAAAAAAAAGATAGGCAACTCAATGACAGTTAATGTTATTGAAAAATTATTATTAGCTGGATTAGTTTCATTAAATAAATTATGATACTTATTTAATAGTAAATTGAAATAAATTAAATTATATACGATAAAGCATCAAGAATATAAAGCATCAAGAATATAAAGCATCAATAATATAAAGCATCAATAATATAAAGCATCAATAATATAAAGCATCAATAATAATGAGCGATGAAATAAGTCATACAAGAACTGAAAAAGAAGAAATTAATTATTTAAAAGAAAATGATTTAGTAAAATGTGGTAATTGTGGAAATATTTGGGATGGGTGTGCCCAATGTCATTGTTATGCTGATACCGATTGTTATATTTATCAGGATTGTGACACTAAGAATGATGATACAGTATTGGAAGAACCAGTATTAGAAGAACCAGTGGTAGTAGAAAAAAAAGAATATATGCGTAGTTCTCCACCAACACGCCCAGTTCCTGTTCCTGATTTATATGTAGATAAATCTGGTCATTTAATTAAAAAATTAAAAGAAGAAAATATGACATTAAAAGAAGAAAATAGAATTTTAGTAGAAAATATTGCATCTTTAAACTTAAATTAAAAGAATTAGCCGTTAATTAAATAATTAAATTAAAAATATTTAATTTAATTATTTAATTTTATTTATTTATTACAAATTACAAAGATTTACTATTACGCGTTGAAATGCATTCCAGTTCATTTTAAATTTTTTATTTTGACATAAATCCGGGTATTCTCGTTCAAACGTACAAGAGATTATAAATAAATCGGGTTCATAAATAATAGTATCATACATGAGGTTATTTGTATAATTATCAAATATTTCTTTTAGTTCTTCTTGAATATAACATTGATAGGCTTCTTTTATTTTTATAGTATATTTTTTATTAAATATATTATGTTGTTCTTGAATAAGTTCATTAATTTGAATACTCATTGTATACTATTATTTGTGTAATATTTGTGTAATATTTGTGTAATATAAATATAATATTATTTCAATTTTAATTTCTTTGATTTAGATGAAAGAAATTATTCTAATATTAAAATATTGCATATATATATATATATAATGGAGGTAATTAAGACTTTGTGTAAGCCTGCTTATGTTTATTTAGTATTTTCAACTATTTTAATGATCGTTATTATGTTTCAAAATATAGGAAATACAGATACTTATTGCGTTGGATCGTTTTTTAAATGCAAAGTATACAATACTGGTATGGTATTTATCGCCAAGGCTTTAACTATTTCTTTTTGGACTTGGTTTCTAAACTATCTTTGCCAAGCAGGATATAAAACAATCTCCTGGATGTTTGTTTTAGCCCCGTTTGTATGGTTTATTTTTGTTTTATATTTAATTAAATTTACCGGATTTAAATTGAATATGTCTTATATGCCAGGTGAGTACGCTCAGGGTTCTTACGCAAAAAACACCGATACGCCGTCACATGGACCTTACCCGCCTAAAACTGTGTCATCCACCGGACCTTATCCTCCCGAAATAATGGCAGCATCGTCACGATATGGTTTATATTAATTTGTGTGTGTGATGTATAAAAATAATAATTTTTTTTAAATAATAAAATTATTAAAAATAGATTAAAATAAGTTATGGTCTAAAAAAATACTTTGTTAATAGTATATAAATGAATAAAGAAATTACGTGGTCTATTATAGACAAATATTTTAATGATAATCCTGAATCATTCATATCTCATCATACCGAATCATATAATTATTTTTTTAATGAAGGAATACAACAAATTTTTAAAGATAATAATCCAATTAGGATTATGAAAGAACAAGATAGCAAAACAAATGAATTTCAATTACGATGCAATTTATATTTAGGAGGTAAAAATGGAGATAAAATATATTATGGAAAACCAATGATATATGATCCTAATCGTGAACATTACATGTATCCAAACGAAGCACGTTTAAGAAATATGACCTATGGTATTACTATTCATTATGATGTAGATGTAGAATTTATTTTTTCAAATAATGACGGTGGCGATGGTAGTGAATCGACATCAAAAGCTAAATCAGCAAAATCATCTAAATCTAAATTAGGCCTGGATTCAGATACAGAGGATTCAGACTCAGAAGAGTCGTCTAATCCAAATCAAGAAATAAAGGTAATAACATTAGAAAAAATATTTTTAGGAAGATTTCCAATTATGTTAATGTCAAATTTATGTATTTTAAATGGGTTAGATAAAAAGGTTCGTTTTGAAATGGGGGAATGTAAAAATGATTATGGAGGTTATTTTATTATTGATGGTAAAGAAAAAGCAATCATACCACAAGAAACATTTGCAAATAACATGTTATATATACGTGATAAAGCGGACGACACCTACTCTCATTCGGCAGAAATACGCTCGGTATCTGAAGATTCTTCAAAGCCAATCCGTACTCTTTCAATAAAAATAACAACACCTACCCCAAGTTACACTAATAATCAAATTGTTGTAAATGTTCCCAATGTAAGAAAACCAGTTCCTTTATTTATACTAATGCGTGCTTTAGGTGTTGAATCTGATAAAGAAATAATTCAATATTGTTTATTAGATATGGAAAAACACAGTTCATATGTGGATTTATTTATTCCATCTATACACGACGCAGGACGTATATTTACCCAAGAAGGAGCAATTCAGTATATAGCCTCTTTTACCAAAGGACATACCATACCTCATGCATTAGAAATATTAACAAATTATTTATTACCCCATATTGGCGAGATGAACTTTAAGGACAAAGCCTATTTTATTGGATATATGGTAAAACGACTTTTATCGGTTTATATGAAAGAAACAAAGGCAACTGATAGAGACAATTTTAAATTTAAAAGAGTAGAATTAACCGGTCATCTATTGTATGATTTATTTAAAGAATATTATAAAGTTCAGCAACGACAGATCTATCTTAATATTGATCAAACCTATTATGAAAATCAGGGTCTTTATAACAATAAAGAGGGGTTTATTAATTTAATAACTAATAATGCAAAAATGATATTTTCAGATAGAAGCGTTGAAAAAGGATTTAGAAAAGCATTTAAAGGAAATTGGGGTTCCCAAACACATACAAAGCGTGTCGGCGTCGTGCAGGATTTAAACAGACTGAGTTATAACTCATATATCTCTCAATTAAGAAAAATCACTTTACCTCTTGATGCAAGCGCAAAAGTAGTAGGACCGCGATTAGCACATACCTCCCAATGGGGTATTATTGACCCTGTTGACACACCTGATGGCGGAAATGCAGGGCTCCATAAACATTTAGCAATTACTACCCATATTACTACCGGAAGTTCAGCTTTACCAATTATTAAATGGTTAATGAATAATGATTTAATCATATTGTCAGAATGTATTCCATCTTATATTTCTAATTTATGTAAGGTTATTGTAAATGGTAGCTGGATTGGGGTAATTCATGATCCCAAAGGTGTTGCGACTCTAATGAAAAAACAGCGAAGAATCTCTCTTATTCCTATATTTATAAGTATTGATTGGGATGTTTCATCCAATACTCTTTTTATTTATACGGATAGTGGGCGGTTATGTCGCCCAATCTATTATATAAATAAGGGCAAACCAAGTTACGCAAATAAAGCAATATTAGAAAATATTAGTAATAATAAATTTTCATGGAATAATCTAATTACTGGATTTGCTGAAAAGAAAGATAAAAATTTTTCAATTAAATCATATAAAGTTTATTATTCGGTTTCTGAATTATATAATGCAACAACAATCAAAGATGTAGAATCATCTTCTGCAATAATTGATTATATAGATACATCCGAAACAGAATCTGCACTTATTGCGATGACGGGTGACCATCTTAAAGATATTGAGGAACAGACTAAAAAGAATAAAATGTACTATACTCATATTGAGATTGATCCATCGTTAATGCTTGGCGTGATGGGGAATCAAATTGTATTTCCTGAAAACAACCAATTGCCGAGAGATTTATTTGCATGCGGTCAAGCAAAACAAGCCGTTTCTTTATACCATACAAATTTTCATAATCGGATGGACAAAATGAGCGTTGTATTAAATAATGGACAATTACCAATAGTAAAAAGTAGATATTTAAAATATATTAATCAAGAAGAACACCCCTGCGGAGAGAATACAATTGTTGCAATCATGGCATGGAATGGTTATAATGTTGAAGATTCTATTCTTTTTAATGAAGCATCTCTTAAGCGTGGTCTTTTTCGTACAACGTATTATACTACTTATGAGAGTCGCGAAGAAAGTTCCAAGGTTGGAAATAGTCAAACCGACTCGCGTTTTGCAAATATCGAACAATCGTCGGTGATTGGTCTTAAACCCGGATACGAATATTCCGAATTGGATGATTATGGTATAATAAAAGAAAATACATTGATTGATGATAAAAAAGCACTTATTGGTAAACTTGTTTCCAATCCCGAAAATCCTGAGGTAAGTATCGATGATTCAACTTTTCCAAAAAAAGGTCAGCTCGGGTATGTCGATAAAACATTTATTACCGAAGGCGAGGAAGGGTTTCGTATCGCCAAAGTAAGATTACGCGATCAAAGAATTCCTGCGATTGGTGATAAATTTTGCAGTAGATGCGGACAAAAAGGAACAGTCGGGTTAGTTATTCCCGAAGAAGATATGCCTTTTACCGAAAATGGATTAAGACCCGATATAATTATAAATCCTCATGCGATTCCATCACGAATGACAATTGGGCAGTTAATTGAAACGATCATGGGCAAAGCTTGCGCTACTTATGGCGCCTTTGGTGACTGCACCGCATTTGTAAATAGTGGAACAAAACATAAAGTATTTGGAGATATATTAACACGCGAAGGATTTCATTCAAGCGGTTCAGAAATATTATATAATGGACAAACGGGAGAACAACTTCAAAGTGATATTTTTATTGGACCTACCTATTACATGCGTTTAAAACATATGGTCAAAGATAAAATTAATTATCGTGCATTAGGACCAAGAACAGCATTAACGCGTCAAACAGTTCAGGGCCGAGCAAATGACGGTGGGCTGAGAATTGGTGAAATGGAACGCGATGGATTAATCGCCCATGGAATAAGTAAATTCTTAAAAGAATCCATGTTGGTGCGTGGTGATGATTATTATATGGCGGTCTGCAATACTACCGGAATGATCGCAATATATAATAATAGCCGTGACTTATTTATGAGTCCATCGGCCGATGGTCCTATTAAATATAATAATTTATTAGATGATGATAAAATGAATATTAAAAAAATAACTAAATATGGACGAACCTTTAGTATTATCCGTATTCCATATTCATTTAAATTACTGATTCAAGAACTGCAATCAATGAATGTTCAATTGCGAATTATAACCGATGATAATATAGACCAAATTGCAAATATGACATTTTTAAATAAAGAAAAAGTGATGGAAAATAATAAATTAAGCGGTAAGATGACGGAATTAATAAATAAATTACAACTCGAGCAAGATGAAACGAGTAACAAATCCACTACAAAAAATAAAAGCAATACACCCAAGCCCAATAAATTAATATCATCGGGATTTATTAAATTTAAAGTGCCGGCATTTACTATAACCGAGCCTACTATATTGCCGATAAATACACCAACTACCGAAATCCAATCGAGTATAGAATTAGATAATGAATTTATGGATATCCATAAAAAGGTAAATAGTTATAAAGAAAAATTAGACAATATACCCGATAAGGATTTTATTAAATTATCCAGTAGTCTTAACTTATATGCTGGGTTAAAAACAAAATTTAATGAAAAAGGATTTCCTTTTGCAACCAATGCATCGTTTAAAATGTATGAATTAATCCAAGAAATGAATTTAATTGATTGTTCAAGCCCTATAAAAGCATTTTGCAATGCCGAATTACCTGGTGCTTTTATTGTAACAATAAATCATTATGTTAAAACCATCTGTGCAAACACAACAGCGTCAACCAGTTTTGATTGGGTGGGTAGTTCTTATTATCCAGAAGCAGCGGCAAAAGAAGGCGATACGACTATTATAGGCGATACCTATGGGTTTTACAAAAATAACCGTACCAATTGGTTAATGGGTCCGCGTCCGAATGCAATGCACGAAAATGCGCCCGATATTACGGGAGATGTAACTGATTCAAACGTCATTGATTTGTTATCAACCGCAATACATACACGATTTAATACAACCAACGGCGCGACAATTGCAACAAGTGACGCTGGTATTGATGTATCTGGTGATTATTCAAATCAAGAAAAAGACACGGCCTTAATAAATTATGGACAAATAATTACAGCATTATTTAGTCTTGCGGTTGGAGGTCATATGGTTACAAAACAATATACCTTTAGCACGCCATTTAATCGTTCATTAATTGCACTTGTCTCCTTGCTTTTTGATGAAACCTATATAGTTAAGCCTGTCACAAGTCGTCCTGCAAATTCAGAAGTATATATTGTAGGCAAAAAATTCAGGGGAATTGATATAAATATGAAAAATCAATTACTTGAACGAATGAATATATATTCATCTGGATTATCCCCGATGGATGGACCGCCGTTATTTAACCCTCGTGATTATGCATCTATAGATAAAGAAATATTAGAAGCAACGAAATTAATACATGACGACCAGCAAGTATTATTTTTAAATGAAATGAGCACATTATACAACGACCATTTTCATAATATTAATTATAATACTATAGCAAAGGCCCAAATTAACAAATGGTTACAAAATTATCCTTTATCAATTATAAATACAGAGGATACACTTAATTGGAAAAATAATCCTGCAAAACAACCATCATTAATAACGAATTTTACTGAAGCTCTGAATAATACTGTTTCTAATATTGGTAATTTACTAACATCAACGACTGACGAACAACCGACGACTGGCGAACAACCGACGACTGACGAACAACTGACGACTGGCGGAGGGTCTATTACGATACACGAGGACGCGATAACTACAACCGATGAACAAATACAAACACCCGCACCAATCGCATACGATGCCTCCAACTTATCTTTATTAACTAATATCGAGGGTAATGAGAGTAATAATATCAACGGGACAGGCGATGACAATAATGAGCTTAATGATGACAATCACGGAACGAATTCAAATAGTGATAACATTATTAAAAAAATAATAATATAAAATTGATTAAACCATAAAATTGATTAAACCATAAAATTGATTAATTATTAATTAAAATATAAAAATAAATATAAATATAAATTTACATTATAAGTATTGGATAATTAATCAATAGATAATATATATAATATAATGTCGTCAAAATCATCAATTGGACAAAATGGACATAATAACAATAATCAATTATATAAATCACGAAAAACTATAATTGAGTTTTTAAAAAATCAGGGGTATGATGTAAGCAATTATGATAATTTTAGTATTCATGAAGTTCATTCAATATATCAATCAAAACAATTAGACATGTTATTTACAAATACAGTAAGTAACAATAAAACATATGTAAAATATCATTTAGGACCAAACAGCAATACCTTAAGACCACAAAATATATATGAAATTATTGAAGATTTATTTAATTTAGAAGAAATTTTATCAAAAAAAGATAATTTAGTCATTATTACAAAAGATCATCCAAATGATTCTTTAATAAAGGTTTTACAAACGATTTGGGAGCAAGATAAAATATTTATTACTGTATTTGGGATTGAGCGTTTGCAATATAATGTATTAAATCACGAATTAGTTCCGCCACATACAGTATTAACCAGTATCGAAGAACACGAAATGAAACAAAAATATTTTATTACAAATCCTCAAGTCCAATTACCCGATATCTCACGATTTAGTCCAGTTGCACAGGCCATTGGATTACGTCCTGATCAAATTTGTAAAATTATCAGACCAAGTAAAACGGCAATAAATACCGTATTTTATAGAATATGTTTAAATTAATATGGTAGAGGACCAGAATAAAGCATCAGATTTACTGGATCAGCAAGCACCGTATGGATTAATTCAACAGCAAGGATGAAGAATTTATATTTAATTTATCCATAAACTCACTTTGCATCTGTCTTTTTTTTTGTTTTTCCGCATTTTTTAATAATGTAATCGCATTTAATTCTTCTTGCGGAGAGATGATTTTATCATTATTTACATCAATGGCAGCTTGAATTTTATTCATTCTATCAGGAACAACGCAATAATTACTTTTTTCATGAAAAAAAACATCGGCTAATATAACAAATGAAGCAGTTGTTATGGTCGCCATAATAATATCACGCGTAGCAGTAAATGCAACTGCAAAAATTAAAACCTCTCTAATTAATAAATCGCGTAAGAATTGTTCTTGCGTTTTACTAAATCCAATATTAATATAACGAGAACCAATATTTAATATTAGCATAATAATGCCAAGAAATAATTTACTTTCATTAATGTTTTTTAAAAAATCCAAATTAAGACCAAATAACATATTATTATATTACAATTATATTTTATTTTTAGTTTTTTAGTTTTTTAGTTTTAATTATATATAATCGCATATTTCTAAAATATAATTCGTTTCCTTCTTTATTAATCTTGAAGGTTTTCCGCATCCATAAATTAAATTATTCTTGACAAGATCATCGCATTCAAGTTTATTTAAATGGGGATCAATTTGTTTGAACGTTTTCTTATAATAACCATGTCTAAAAATTTTACAATTAAACTCATTTTCAAAAATTTGCACCATTCCATCACAATGCGGACATTCGGTAACTATATAATTACTCATTATCTAACTATTAATCTATCTAAATAACGATAGTTAAACTATAGGTATTTAGGTATATAAGTATATTATACTATATTATTAAGTATATAATTTTAATTTTGTTTTGGTTTTTACACCTTTGGACATTTAAAACGCCGACTGGTGGGCGAGTTATCGGTCACAAAGGCAACATTACATTGGACATTTAAAATGTCCAATGGTGTAATAAATATTTAATAATATTGTATAATATATAATGGGCTATCGTTTATTTGACCAATATACCTATCTACATTTTGCAGTAGGTATTGTAGTATACTTTTGGAATATTTCATTAATAAATTGGATTGGTTTACATACCATTTTTGAATTTATGGAAAATACCAAAATAGGTATGAATATTATTAATAAGTATATAAAATTTTGGCCAGGAGGAAAACCCAAACCGGATTCTATTATAAATAATATTGGAGATACCGTTGGTACTATAGTTGGGTGGTTATCTGCTTATTATTTAGTCAAAATAGCCAATAAATATAATTGGTATATGTAAATTCTAAAATAATAACTAAATATTAGTTTATGGTAAACAAAATCAACAAATCAACAAATCAACAAATCAACAAATCAACAAAATCAACAAAATCAACAATATATCATTTTAATTGTGTTGTATATGAAAATAATAATATCTTAATTTCATATAGATAAAAGTATGAGTAGTAGTTTAGCATATACCCCATTAAACGAAATGCCAACCGTTGGTGAAATTAGTAATAGTAATAAAAATAATAATTTATCACGTCAAGCACCACGTAATAAAAATATAAATGATACTAAATCCCAACCCAACTCAAATTTAAATATGATGAAAAAAAAGATTAATACGGCTACGAAAACACCTGCCCAGTATCAACCATTTAATGGTAATGAAGAATTATTGGCTGATTATAAACCATTTAATCCGCCAGCGAAACCGACATTAACAAGATCCAAGAATAATAATAATAATAATAGCATAAATAATAATAGCATAAATAATAATAGCATAAATAATAATAGCATAAATAATGATGAAGATGATGAAAACGATGCAACAGTTCATCCTGACAAATATGATACCTTAGATTATAATTTAGATAAATTAGAAAACAGATTAAATAATACTTTGGATAATAATAATAATTATGTTAAACAATTTTCATCACCGGCGTCTTTTATTTCAAAAGAAAAGAAAAATGAAAATGTTATTAAAAATGAAGAACTATTGGAAAAATTGAATTATATGATTCATTTACTCGAAGAACAACAGGACAGTAAAACAGGTGTTGTTGGTGAAGAAATTATATTATACTCCTTTTTAGGAATATTTATCATTTTTGTAATTGATTCTTTTGCTCGTGCAGCAAAATATGTGAGATAAAAATATAAAATTATATCAATTATTTTTTTAGAGAATAAATTATTATTAAATATTTAATAAAAAATAATTGATTTTTTACTGTTGACGGTATACGAACAATAATTGTATAAAAAAAAGGCAGTTGGACTTGTAAAGTCTAATATGATATTTTTATTATGAATAAAATGATCAATAATAATATCATTATCACATAATTCTTCTATTAATAAATAGCTATTATTGATTTTTTGTTTCAGTTTATGTAGTGACACTATAAATCCGTTAATAAATAATTGAACATCGCTTATTTTTTTATTATATAAAGTTAAAAAGCATTCAACCGATTCTTCCTTATTATAAAAAAGATTCGGACGACGAAAAATATATACGGCCATTAGCTCTCCTTTATTAATAATTCCATAAATAAATATATTTTGGCTTTTTAATAAATTAATAATGTTACTCATATCCGGCATAATTATACATTCAAATTGGTTGTCTTTTTTCTGTAATGAAATAAAATCATTAAACAAAAACAATTGGTCAGTATTAATTTCAATCACATTATTAATTGCATTATTAAGAACCATATTAGTTATATTAGTTATATTAAATAAATAGGTGTTGTAAGCAACCAACGGGACAATCATATTTAACTTTCCTTCACGTTTAAATAAACACGTTTGTATGTTTTTATTTTTATTGCGCATATTATAATAATGGGTTTGTATCATTTCGGGCGCAATTCCTTTATTTCTATAAAGCGGATGAACGCATAAATTATCTACATAATAAATCTCAAATGTAGGATTTTTTCTTAAAGTAATATGAAGAGGACGGCCTGTTATAATAGAAATAATTTCATCATACATGATACTATTTTGCCCTTCGTTGTGCCCTTCGTTGTGCCCTTCGTTGTGCCCTTCGTTGTGCCCTCCATTTTGTTCAAATACTATTTTGGGTTCGTTATATAGGGTAATATATGATTTCTGATTAGAATGTTTTAAATATTCTACAATATTATATTTTTGCGGATTATATGCGGCATTGGGTGACTGAACATAATAAGAATTTATAAAATTACAAGACCGGTCTAATAAAACTTCATTTATCTCTGTAATGTCATATGTTTTTATATTTATTAAATTTGTATACTTATTAAATTTGGGTATTTCGGGGTCTATTATGCCACTTGGTGTTACCCAATTAAATATATCATACACATGATATACTGGCTGTAAATACCAAAATTTATATTTTATTTTTATATATGTTCTAATAAATATATATAGAATTAATAAAAATAATATAAAATAAATTAGTAACCACAGTGGAGGGGATGCTAATAAATGAATCATAATATATTATTACTGTAATATATTATTATTATTTATGGTATTATCGCTATATATAGTATTGTCATTATATATAGTATTGTCGCTTTAATGATTATTTCTCTATTTATCAATAACCACTTCCTTAGCTATTTTTTTAATCACTTTATTTATATTATCGGGGGTGCCATTCACCGTTTGAGAGATTAATTTTAAAAATTCATTATTTTCTTCGGACGTGCTTTCCTTGTAAGTCGGGTGTTCAGCCTGCCACTCACCCATTAAACCGAAATTCTTTTGTTCTATTTTGCGGATAGCCTTATTTAATTTGGGATGATCCGGTTGTTCTTTTTCCCATTTATCTTCATCCTTCACATATAAGGTCTCTCTTTTAATATCACTGCAATGCACCGGTCGTTTGGTTTGTTCAAGATCATTCATTTCGGTCAGGATAATTTTAGAAATGCCTTCGGTATAACCCAATTTACCCATATTATCCAAATCGGATAATTGGAGTTGGAGCGAGTTAACAAACTCGGATAAATTCATGGCATCTTTACAATCTTCGTTTAAAAACACCTGTAAATTAAAGGTTTTGTTATGGCTATTGTTAATACTACTATTATTATTATTATTAGTGCTATTACTATTTTTACATACATCAATCATTTTACTTTGTAAATCATGATTACTTTTTACCAATTCCAAAACTAAATTCGTTAATGCTTTAATATCATTGGGATGAGTATCAGTAGGGTTATTATTGGGGTTATTATTGGGGTTATCATTGGGGATATCGTTATTTATAATACATTTTTTTTTATGATTCCATAGTCCTGAATAATATTTATATAATTTACCACAATCACATATATACGCGTTTTTGGGCGTTTTATTTATATTATTTATATTATTTAGGTGTTTATTCCGTAGAATGTGTCTATTCCAGTCACTTTGTTTACTACAAACAAATAAACAATTATCACATATAAATTCCTTGGCGTTTTTTTGCGTTTTATTTATATTCATTTATATTATATTATAATATAAAAAAAACGCCTAAATCCTTTTAATTGTAAATTTTATAATTTCTAAAAAAAGTTACAATCACAAATATTTTATTAAAAAATGGAAATGAGAGCATTATGCTCTAAACACGTTTTTCACGTTTTTTTCATTTAAATCTCTCAAACAATTCCCCATTTTGGACATTTATTTTTGTCCAAATCGCCAAAATGTTTGGGAGATTCAAATCTTTTTTTTACGAAATCCTGAAATATAAAATTATAAAATTATAAAATTATAAAATATTTATATAATATAAATGAAGTTTACAATGGATCCTAAGAAGGTTATCGTATCAGGAATAATTATGTTATTATTAGACTTTGTTTATTTAACTACGTTTAGTAATTTTTATAATAATCTTATAAAAAGCATACAAGGAGAGAAAATAAAATTTAATATTGTAGGTGCCCTATTTGCCTATTTATTTTTAATTTATGGAATTAATTATTTTATTTTAAATCAGTCCAAAACAACATTAACAGATGCGTTCATTTTAGGAGTGATTATATATGGTGTTTATGAAACGACTAATTATGCAATAATAAAAAAATGGTCACCTTATGCGATTGTCCTTGATACTGTATGGGGTGGTATTTTATATACTCTTGTTACTTATTTTACCAGGAAGCTTATTTGAAATTAAATCGTAATGTTTTTTTGGGTAGCTTATTTAAATTGAAATGCTTTCTCTCCTCTAATAGAACTATAACAAACAAAATAACCGGCTCAAAATCTATTTTAATTTAAATAAGCTAAGCATTTTATATTACAGTTATGGCGACGAAACGTATGATGCATGAGTATTTGCAACACGGGCAACAGGTGAGACATATAGAGAAATTAAAAAAAACAATATGGGAGGGAGTGTATGACAAAAAAAAAGATGTAATTAAAACCGCGCATGGTAGTCGGTGCTATAGTTCCTTGACGGCCTTTGCAGTTGCCCACTATAAAGCAGAACGCCCTGAACGGTCTCCGTCTGCAAACGGTTGGAAAGAATGCGAGTCAATGTGTAAGGCAACGCATACATGGAAGAAACTTCAGAAGAAAAAAACATTAGCTGAAATAATTCAAAATCTACAGTTAAAAATTGCAGATTTTGAAAAACGGGAGCTTCTGTGTGGAATAAAGACCCAGGACCAAAAGCAGGAGAAGTTAGATGAAAGAGAAACAGAAACAGAAACAGAAACAGAAACAGAAACAGAAACAGAAACAGAGAATGAATTGCAAATGGATTTGGAAGATGAAGTAAAGACACGCTATTCCATTTCTGAAGTTATGGAAATGTCTGATAAAAAGTTAATAAAGGTATTTAAAAAAATCACTGGCACAAACTCCTTGCCGTGTGCACATTGTCATTGCCAAACAGTAGAATTAGAACGCTTTGTAGACAATATCCGGAAATGTTGTCAAAATAAAAAAAATAACGGATTGTATGCTTCTATAAAAATATCCAAAACATGCGACTACCAAACCTCACTAACCACTAAGCGTAACGTGTATTATCGGACCATTAAAACAATATCAGTTCCTGATGATGTTTTAAGGTTCAAGGAAGAGAACAAGCACCTTTTTGAACAAGAGCGCCGTGTAAAGATAGTTCGTACTAAATAAAAAATAAAAAATAAAAAATAAAAAATAAAAAATAAAAAATAAAGACCATGTGGTCTTTTTTTTTAAAGGGAGGGGAAGGAGGGGTGGGGGGAGAGTGGAGAGGGGGGGGGGA